TAATAATACTATATTAAATAAATGGGTTAAGCCATAAATGGCTTAACATATAGGCTAAGATATGGTAAAGGTATTGACTAAGTATAAGTAAAGTGTTATTATTTACTACGAAGGAAGCTATGACCTGTTAGGGCAGTACGACTCAGAAAATCTCTTGCGATTTCATGAATAGTTGTACGCCCTTTTAGTTTATGCTAGTATCTTATGGGGTGATAATATGAGCTGTGCTTCAAAGATTAAGATTAGAGGAGTAGAGTATGACCTAAAAGATTCAAGTGCTAGAACCCAAATAGGTAATCTTAGTGAACTGGCTACATCAGAGAAAAGTAATCTTGTCTCTGCAATAAACGAGCTTTCTGCTAGTGGGAGTCACCCGACAGTGACTAGTGAAACCCTTGTATTTTTAGGTGGTGCATTAGTAACAGGTGAGACATTGAGCGTGTAAGGTGGTGTGAGTATGAGTGATATCAGTAAAATTGAAGTCAATAATGTAGAGTACAATGTTAAGGATGAGACTGCACGAGATAATGCTTCAAGAGCAGTCACCTATACTCAGCAGAGTTTGACTGATGCTCAGAAGTCACAGGCTAGGTCAAATATTGGTTCTGGTACAGGGGACTATAGTAAACCTGCTAATGGCATCCCTTCATCTGATATGTCCTCAGGTGTACAGAGTTCATTGAATCGTGCTAATGCTCTCACAGACGCATATATCAATGGTCTTATTGACATAAAGCTAGGGGTGATTGAGAATGGCACTTACTGACAAGCTATCAGCAATAGCTGATGCTATTCGTTCCAAGACTGGTAGTAATGAACTGCTTTCCCTTGACGAAATGCCCGATGAGATTGAGAGTATTGAGACGGGCATTAGCCCAGAGGATACCAATTTAGTTTATAGCTTTGACAATAGTAAGATTGAGCAATTTATAGATGAGATAGCTTACACTAGTGACTATTCCTCTTCTTCTGTAAGTAGCTACACAAGTGGTTCTAACAATGGAGCACCTAGCGGTGCTTCAGTATCCTTGCAATCAGGAACACTGACTTTATACGACAATGGTGGTAAATGCTCTAAATCTGTACCAGCAGGAAGCAATACACTGTATAATATCGCTCCAGACCATGTATGTGCGTATAAAGTGGTAGCAAACAGTAAAGTTATTAACTGTGGTTCTGTCACCGCAACAGGTAATGCCCGAGTCATTAAGTGTGATGGAATAGTCAATATGAGAGACTTGGGCGGTTGGAGTTGTGATGGCGGCACTGTGCGTTATGGACTTCTATTCCGCTCTAAGGAACTGACGAACTTAACCGATTCTGACAAAGACCTGATAGAGAACCTTTTAGGCATATCCGCAGAACTTGATATGCGTGAGACTCCTGAGGGAGGCGGGTCTACACCTTTAGATAATACTGTGACATATCTGCATCAGCCAATAGGTAACTATGCTGATGCAATAAGCACAGCAGTGTATAAGGCTAGAACTAAGACTGCTATTGAGTTTATTATGAACAGTGTTTTGCAGAACAAGCCATGCCTATACCATTGTGTTGCAGGGGCAGACAGAACAGGCACTGTATCATGGCTTCTCTTAGGCGTTCTTGGAGTGACACAGAGTGACTGTGATAAAGAATATGAGCTTACGAACTTTAGCGGTCCAGTCAGGCTTCGTTCAACTTATCTAGGTGCATTATACACGGCAGTAATTGCACAAGACGGTACTGGATTTGTAAACAAGTGTAAAAATGCAATGATTTCTTGCGGAATATCATTGACATTGATAAACCATTTTCGTCATGCAATGATTGATGGAAACCCCACAGACCTCATAGCGGATACACCATTCGTACCGCAGACGGAAACCGTGGCTAGCCTTAAGGCGTGTACACGAATGAATTGGAGTAGCTCAACTACCTCGTCTAGGGCTCCAACTAATGCCAACACTTTTATTGCTCTTGCTACAACCTCGGGTACTTTGTGGCAGTTTACAGACCGAGAGAGCAATACTTGTTATGTTATTGCTGTTCCAGCATGGGCTACAAAAGTTACTGTAACAACTACAGATTCTGCGGTAACTGGGTATAAGATTCGTTCTTATTCGTCTAATGGTACTGCGGTAGGCTCCGCTGACGACAGTAACACAAGTGGTGTTTATACCCAGCTTGCTGGCTCTGACTGCATACAGATTACTGCAAAATATGGTACTACAAGTTCTCCGTGGAATTATGATAGTAGTAAGTTCACGGTAACTTTCACGAATTACTAAGTATTCTGGAGATAAAGTATGGAAGACGATGAGAAAGAATATAGTGGTCTTATTACAGATGACTAAGTATAAATTATAGCTTATAAGGAGGATTACTCATGAAACACAGTATGGGACAGAGGGGTGCGAGTCTTAAGGTCACATCTAGAGACACAAAGCACTCCACGCCGTTTAATCAGGGAAAGTCTAGCACTAAGACTCCCCTTAAGAGCGGTCAGATTGGTGAAAAGGGTGACTCGAAGAAAGACTTTGGTCTTACTGCACCCTCAGTAATTGTAGTGAGTGTAGGTGTGCATGGAGCGTCTACAGGTAAGATACTGAATTTGCACAAAGGTATGGAGTATAGCTCCAATAATGGCTCTTCTTGGTCTAATGTAACTGGCAACAAGATTGAGAGTCTCTCCGCAGGTAAGTATCTGATAAGATGGAAGAAGTATGGAAAAGAGGATGACAGTGACATCCAGACTGAGAAGATTACCCAGCCCGGAGTTCTTGATGGAACAGTAGCTATTACAGGCAGAGCAGAAGTCGGGGAGACCCTGACAGCAGATGTATCTGCTATTACTGCTAAAGCTGATGGCAGTTATGATGATGCTAGTATCGCTCCCGTTCTCGCCTATCAGTGGAAGAAAGATGGAGTGAGTATCACTGATGCCACTAATGCTACTTATGTTGTAGTTGAGGGTGACAAGACTCATGCTATTACAGTTTCTGTTTCTTCCACGAATTGTGGTGGCACTAAGACTTCAGAATCAGTAACTCCCACTGACCCAACCTATGTGATTACGGTTACGAATGATGGTAATGGTAGTGCTTCTGCTGGTGTGGCAAGGGCTTCTGCTGGGACTACAGTAACTCTCACTGCTACGGCTAACGAAGGCTATGAGTTTGATGAGTGGGAAGTAGTGTCAGGAACAGTTACTATTACAAGTAATGCTTTCACGATGCCCTCGGAGGCAGTTGAAGTAAAGGCTAAGTTTACAGAAATAGCAGCATCATAAAGGAGGAGATAGGTTATGGAGCAGATGCAGAATATGACAGGTGACCAGTCTTCATATGAGTCTCAGTCCGAGGAAGAAATGTACTTTAGAATGAAGTACCTTAAGCAACCTAATGAGACTAAGGAACAGAGAGAGATAAGACAAAAGAATGTGCGTGAGCTACTTAAGGCAGACAGAGAATCACAGATAGGAGTCCACAGTAACTCAGTGCTCAATGCTTTTAAGTCAGGAAAGGAGGGCAAATGAGGATATCTAAAGTAATCACCCCGTTTGACCTGACCTCGACCCTCTCGGCTGAAGAGTCAAAGAGAATTCAGCTTGGAGGCATCTATTGGAAATTCTACTTAGGAGACCAGTGGGGATACCTTAGAACAGCTACAGATTTAGAGGATAACACAGATTATAGTGACCCGACAGTTACACTGAACTACTGTAAAGCTATTGTTGACAAGTCCACTAGTTTCTTATTCGGCAAGGGATACACATTTCAGTTTGACTCGGATGTGCATGATGTTCTTAGCCCTATCATTAAAGAGGTGTTTTCAAATAATGATATGGATGTTAAGTCAATAATGCTTGGACAACAGGGTTCAATCACAGGTGATGCTTTCTTACAGGTCGCTTGGGACGATGAAGATGATGAGCTTCACCCTGAGGGAAAGGTTTCGATAAACCTGCTTCCATATAATACTGTGTTCCCTGAGTATGACCCTCAGCGTAGAGACAAGATGGTCTCTTGTGTAATAAAGTACCTCGTTCTTAGTGATGATGGACAAACTGACTATGTATACACTCAGACAATCACTAAGGATAGAATTATAACTAAGAATGGCGACACCGTGGTAGAGGACATAGAAAATCCTCTGAAGATGATAAATGTAGTCCACATTAAGAATATGCCCCTTGCGGGTTTCTGCTATGGACAGTCTGACCTTGTTAGCATTGTCCCGTTGCAAAGGGAACTTAATGCAAAGGTTACAGATGTATCAGACATTATCAATTATCACGCCGCCCCGATTACGATTATTCAAGGTGCTAGAAGTAAGAACCTCGAAAGAGGTGCTAAGAAAGTCTGGGGAGGTCTACCTAAAGACGCAAAGATTTATAATCTGGAGCTGTCCTCAGACTTAAATGCCTCAAATAATTTTATCACTATGATTAAGAAGTCCATTCACGAGCTTAGTAACACCCCAGAGATGAGCCTCGGTGCAAGTGGGGCAATCAGTAATACTACAGGTGTTGCTCTCCAGATAACCTATTCCCCGCTTCTTGAAAAGACTTGGATTAAGCGTATGACCTATGGTGCGGGTCTCAGAAAAGTAGTGATTATGGTGCTTAAGCTCCTTGCTGAGAATGGCGACTCAGATGTAAGCTCTGCGGTTAAAGCTATTCTTGATGACCCAGAGAAGAGGAAGAAAGCGTTTAACCCAGAAGTTCAGTTTGCAGACCCGCTTCCCAAGGATGAGCAGATTCAGATGCAGTTGTTAGCCCAGAAGCTTAATAGTGGATTAGAAGAGCCTGAAGGTGCATTGAAAGAGCTTGGGTACAAAGGCGATATTCAGGAGAAGCTCGCAAAGATTAGGGAGTATCAGCTTGAGAAGCAGAATCTGATGTTTGATACGGGATACTCAGGTAACACTCCGATTGAACAACAGATGGGAGCAAACTTAGATGAGTAGGTGACTAGATGGGAACGAGGACACAAGCACTGACTGCGGTTCGCTCAATCGAGGATATTCATGAGGAATACAGTGCTAAGGCATCTAGGTTAGTTAAGACGGACGACACATTGAATTATGCTAGGGCACAAAATTCGTCTAAGAGACTGGCTCGAAATTTGACTAGTGATGTAAAGTCCTCTATAACTAGTGCTATGGATTCTCAGATTGAGAGTTCTCTTCAGAAGCTAGACAAGAGACTGATTGAGACTACGGGTGTAGGTTTGACTACCTCTCAGAAATCATCCATAATGTCCAAGACCTCAAGGACTATGACGGGAAAGTTCAGAGGTAAGACGCTTAGTCAGAGACTTAAGACCTCACAGGGAATTGTCCAAGCTAGAATGACACAGTATACCAGTAATGGAATGGTTCAGGGTCAGCAAGGTAAGAATAGGCTAAATGCAAGGAAATTTCTGAATACGCCGTCCTCTCAGGGTTTGATAAACGGTGGTAGCATCGTGAACAGAAACTCTCGTTTAGCTATATCTGAGGTAAATCGAGCCAAGCAGGAGACCGTTAGGAGTTTTCTTGACGAACTTGATATGCTTGGAAGATGGACAATGAGTGCTAGGCACCCGAAGCGGGATATTTGTGATGACTTTGCGGAGAACACAGGGGAACAGGCTCATAAGTTATTAGCTCAGAGTGGAATAACTATTGATGAGCACGGAGTATATACTGCAAAGGAAATGCCTAAGTACCCTCATCCGTACTGTGAGTGTGAAATAGAACCTCTTTATGACTCAGACCTAGGTATGGCTGTTGTAACTAGAAAACAGGTATTTGCCAATATAGGTGATGAGCTCGTAAATTCTCCAAGTAATGAGCTAGACACCCTAGGTAGTGAATATTATAAGAAGTGGAAAGAGAACGAGATTAAGCATGGCTCAACCCTGACCGCACCTAAGCGTTCAGCTACCGAGACCAAAGAAGCAATCAGTCGAATGGAAAAGAGGCTGAAAACGGGGCTAAATGGTGGTACGGTTGTAACAGACTCTTCGCTCAATGTAGCTATTAGGAAAGGTGGATATAGGGCTTACTCAAGTCTAGCTTCGGATTTAGGTATGCCCGCACTGTCTCAGGATATAGTTGAGAAGATAGGCGTAGATAGTGCAGTAAGACTTTTAGCTGACGAGATACAGTCTCGTGGTTTGTCTGGGCAAGCTATTGAAGCCTTGTCAAGGTCTATGGAAACAGATGTTCCTAGGATGCTTAATGCTTCTCAGAAACAGGCAACAAAGACATTTAGGGAAGTCAGTGCAGTTAAGAAAGCCTTTACTGACGGAGAGATAAGTAAAGCCTCTGCTCAAAGACAGAGAGCTCTGCTATTGAAGAAGTCCAGAGAGGAATTAGGTGACGCTTTAGGTTACTCTAAGACCACTCAGAGCTTGCTAGATGCTTTAAGTGTATCAGGTACTAGGGAGTACCTTGCTATCCCAGTTAAGAGTAAGACTCAGGCTGTGAAATTAGCTAGAGAACTTGGGCTAGACCCTAAGAGTTTCAAGGTAATGCAGAATAACTCCAGACTTGTAATAGACAAGAATGGAATGAAGACTCTACGAGGTTTAGGTACTTCAGAACAGGGTATAAGCCTTAGCTCCAAGGCTAAGAAGATACGAACAGCCAAGATTTCGGAGAGTTGGAAAGCTCAGGGACTTCGTGACATTTATATAGACCCAAAAACAGGCGAAGAAAAAGTCCTTAAGATGTTACCAGCACAGCAGAGAGGTGCTAAGTTCATCGCTGAACAACAGTCCGCTTTGATTGACTACCAAGTAGGTTCAGGTAAGACCTTGACCTCAATAGGAGGCATAGGAGAGCTTCAAGCCAAAGGCAAAGGTAAGAAAGTTCTCTATGTAACTATGAACAATGGTCTAGCGGGTCAGTATGTGGATGAGGTAGAGACTTTTAGTACCTTCACTGCCACAACGGTAAGAAGCTCTCGTTTTGACTATAAGAACACAGATAAGCTCATTACCTCAGTCAGTAAGCAACAGTTTGTCAGAGATTTTGACCGAATAGCTGAGGCTGGGTATGACACAGTAATCATAGACGAGGCTCATACCTTTATTGCTCCAATGGGTAAGGATGGTGTGTCCCCAATAGAGTTAGTTCAGAAGCTTAAGGGTGTTGAGACTAAGGTTGCGATGACAGGTACCCCAATTATGGACAAGATTGATGACCTGTATGACATTGCAAAATGGTTGAACCCCGAGGCGGTTGGAACTAGAGCTCAGTTCTCTAAGGCATTTTCTAGCTTTGGTGAATTGTCCACAGTAGCATCTGAACAGGCTAAGAGAGAGCTTAAGAAGATAGTAGACCCCTTCCTGATTTCCGCAGAGGGCAAGCGTAAAGGTAAGCTTATAGAAAAAGTAGTCAAAGTTGCCTTGAACCCAGAGGATAAGGCTTTTTTGGCTAAGAAGCAAGCTTTACTAGACTCCGCAGTTAAGATGGGTGAGATGTCTAGAAGTAGAGCTAAAAGAGAAATGCTCGCTACTCAGTCTTCCCTTATCGGAAAGAAATCCACTGCAAAGATTACTGCTTTGAGTAAGCTTGTGGGAAAGATGGAGGGAAAGACCGTCATCCATGTCCAGTCCACTCAGGCTAGGAAAAGGATAATCGAGATGCTTGGTGAAGAGGGAGTGTATGTAGCTAATACAGGCGGTGTCAAAGGTAGACAGGTTATCAGTGCTTTTAGAGCAGATAAAGATGCAAAGATTTTAGTTGCAGGAAGCCAGTTGAATACTGGTGTAAACCTAGACTTTGCAGATAACGCTATAATCTATGACCGACCCGATTCAGCGTATGTTCTAGAGCAGTTACAGGCAAGAACGCATCGAGGACTTAAGGCTACTGACACTAAGCAATACTTTTTGCTCACTCAGACAGAGTATGATACTGAGCTTACCAAGACCATAGAGCGGTCTAGGAAAGAGACCAAGGTTTTAAGCACTATGGGAAAGGTCACTGATTCTGATTTGAAGCAGTTGTTTAATAAGCTCATATCAGGAGGTAAGTAATGAGTAGTATAGAAAACGAATGTTTATTAGCTTTAGACTTTACAAGTTCGGAGTTAGAGGATATACTTAAGGATGAGAAATCCAGTTTAGTTTCCTATGATAAAGAGCTTACAAAGGTCGAAGATAGGCTTGAAGAGATACGGGTTAGTCTAGAAGAGTTGGACAAGATGTCTGACCCGAATATGAACGAGGTCGAGGAATTGTATTCAGAGTTCCTCGAGTTGTCTGACAGACAATCGCAACTCACAGATTTGATTACAGTTACGCTTGAGACTGTAGGAATCTGTGAACTTGCGTTGTACTGATATATTAAGGAGGATATGAAACATGGATAAAGACAAAGGAGTAGTCATAGGACAGACCGAGGAAGGCATCTCTGTTGAAGAGCAGGTTGACGAGAATGAAGCTCTCCTTGACAGCCAGGACTCCGAAGCCGAGGAAGAACTGACTGAAGAAGAAAAGAAAGCCAATGAGGTATCTGAAGAAGAGCCCGCTCTTGATAAACTGCTTAAGAGACAGGATGTTAAGGAATTCCTCAGAAAGGTTCGTCAGCAGGAAAAGACCAAGCTGTATGATGCGATTGAAAAGAAAGACGCAAAGATTCGTGAGCTTTCTGAAACGGTGTCAACGCTTGAAAGAACCATTGCATCTTATAAGGAAGGCAAGGACACCACCATTGCTGACCTTAAGGTTGAGATTGATGGTCTGAAAAACAAGCTTGAAGATGCTGAGAAAGCAAGAGCCGAGAAAGCACTCGAACTTTACCGAGAAAAGGCTATTCAGTTCGTAAGAGACAGTGGGTCTGACTTGATTGAAGACCTTGTAGTAGGTAGTTCGGAAGAGGAAATCGACTCTAGTATCGAGAAGGCTAAAGCCAAGTATGAGGAAATCGTGGCTAGAGCCTCAGGTAGAAAAGAGAAGAAGCCCGCTCCCAAGCCCGTAGCTCCCCAGCAGGATGCTGGAGCAAGAAAGCTTACCACAGAGGATATTATGAAAATGAGTCCTAGTGAGTATGCGAAGCACAGAGAAGAAATAAAGAAAATGATTAAATAATCTAAGGAGGATATTTTAATGGCAACTACTTATACCACTACTCTGACTCAGGTAGTACTGACCGTATATTCCAAAGAGGTTATGTTCCACGCTCAGCCTAACCTGAAGTACGCACAGTTCGCAACCAAGAAGACCGAGCTCGGTGTAGACCCTGGTCTCAGTGTTGTTTTCACCAAGTACAATAACATCACCAAGGGTGGTGCTCTGACTGAGAATCAGGCAATGACCACTCAGGCACTCACTGCATCTCAGATTACCATTACCGTAACTGAGTATGGTAATGCAATCAGCGTTTCCGAGAAACTGCTCCAGTCCGCATTTGACGACACTCTGAGCAATGGTGCAAAGCTCCTCGGCTTTGACTACGCAGTAGTTCTCGATGAGATGCTCCGTGACACTGTTATGGGCGTTACCAATGTTCTGTACAATGGTGGTACTACCCGTGCAACAGTATCCGAGAAGATGAACTCTGCTATCATTAAGGATGCTCTCCAGCACCTCAAGGAGAACCTTGCAAGACCTTGGAATGGTCAGTACTGGGTATGTATGCTTACTCCCAAACAGGCTCGTGACCTGAGTGATGACCCCGAGTTCCAGAGAGCAACCGATTACGGTGCAACCTTTACTGGCGAAATCGGCAGAGTCGGTAATGTCCTGTTTATTGAGACTACTCAGCAGCCGATTATTAACAAGACTACCGCAGGTAATACTGCTGATGTTCACCGTGCAGTTATCTTCGGTGATAATGTCTACGGACTCGCTGAGTCTCTCCCCGTTGAGATGCGTGATGGTGGTATCATCGACTTTGGTCGTACCCATAACCTTGCATGGTACTCCATTATGGGTTCTGGTCTTATTGAAGACGATTCCGCTTATATTCTTGAGACTTGGTAATTTAGTCTCATTTAGTGGAGGCAGTAGAAATGGCTAAAAAAGAAAAAGTAGACAAAGTAGTCGTTGTTGAGAATGTAGCCAACGAGTGCGACAAAGGGGCTGATACCGAACAGCCAAAGGTTAAAGAGACCAAACTCGAAGAGGTTGTGGTCGAGGAAATCGTGCCTAAAGCTATGAAGGTAGAGGTAATTCCGACTAAAGACCTCCATTGTGATATTGGTGGTACTCGGTATCAGTTCTTTAAGAATCAGAAGCAGAAAGTGCCCTCTGATGTTGAGCGAGTTCTCCGTGAAAGAGACCTGATTAAGTAAAGAGGTGTAGATATGACAGCAAGTGATGCAATTCTACAGGTAAGAAACAGGATATTTGATGTAGATAGGGTCGTGTACCCTCCAAGTGTAGACACATCAGATATTGTGGCTAAGTCCGAGTATCAGGCTTTGCATACCGACCTTAAGTACACTGACTCTCAGATACTTGCAGAGGTGAACTATGCTGTCAATTCTTATAGCTCAGATTTTACTTTAGCTACAATCCCGCAGGTGAAGGAGTTTATTGTTATCACAAGAGCAGTAATCTCCCTCCTGCGTGGATTGGCTGTAAGAGAAGCTAGGAACTATAAGATTTCAGTCGATGGTATATCTATCTCGAAGTCGGATAGGGTTACGAACTATATGAGTATTGCCCAGAGTCTGGAGGACAGTCTTACTAGCACCATTCAGTCTAGTGAGTTCGCTGAGATTGAAGTAAGTGACGCAAAGAGATACAATGTAAGAAACGATAAAGTTACCTGAAAGGAGTGATTGAAAATGTCTATGTTACCAGTTGATTTAGATGACCTTGAGAATGATATACTAGAAACCTTTGAGGAGATTGGTGACAACTCGGCTATGGATGTTTTCAGCTATACTCCCGCTGTAGGTTCTAGTGCTAGTATTTACAAGGAAGAGAAGTTTAAGACCTATACTAAGTTAGTTTCTTTGACAGGACGAATCAAGCTAAGCCCTAAGACTGAGGAATTAAGTGATATAGGTAGAAAGCGTGAATGTACTTGTATTTTCACTTTTGACACCAAGCAGTTAAAGAACAAAGGTGTCATAACGAGTAGCACTACTGGAGAAGAAGTCTGTTCTGTTACATTGGACTCAGTCATCAGGTACAAGGGTAAGTACTATGAAATATGCAATATCTGCCCAGTTGCTATGATTGGAAACAGATTTTTGCTTTATAAGTTTGAGGGCAAGGAGATAGATAACTTGTCCAATATGACTTTTATGGTGGTGTCTTCCAATGGCTAGGATGACAGGTGAATGGCAGACCGCAGGTGCTAAGATAGACTTTATAGGTAGGAGGCTTACGCCCTCAGCTACAAAGGCTATGAGGCAGTGCGGGGAAGAACTCATTGATGTTATGCGAGGGCATATTGAAAAGCAAGACTTGCCTTGGAAACCCCTTGCTAGGACTACAGTTATTATGAAAGGTAGTTCGTTGATTTATATTGAGACAGGAGACCTTTACGAAAATGGATTCAAGGTTCGTGCTTTGAAGAGTGATAAGAAAGGTTCTACATTCTTTGTTGGTGCTAACCCTTGGACTAGGCACAAGCCTAGTGGTAAGAAAATGAACGAGCTTCTTACAGAGCTTGAGTATGGCACGGACAAGATTCCTCCCAGACCTATTGTTAGACCAAGCGTTGAGGAGTTTAAGATGGACTTTCCGAAAAAGTTCGCTAAGTATATGTCCCTAGAGCTTGGTAAAGGAGGTTTGTAATGGAGAACTCTACAGTATGGAATGAGCAGATATGTCGTGGGTTCCTGACCGCTTTGACTGCAAATGTAAAGGTTCGTGGTAGCAATAACACTCTAGTCCCAGTAACGAATATTGTTGTTAGTAAGCCTGAGCTTGCATTTAATTTCGATAGGATGCCCGCAGTGACTATTCGTAACTATGATGTTAAGAGGGCTGTAGTAAATCAAATGGGTGTTGAACCTACCTATGAGAATTACGATACCGAGAATGGTACAGTAGAATATACAAATCAGCCCTTGAAGTTTTGGCTTTACTACCAAATAGACTTTTGGTCTGAGTTCCAAGAGGACATGGACAATATGATGCTTACTTGGCTTAAGGTTATGCCTGATGTTGGTGGAAAGCTCACAGTTCTAGATACGGATAATGTGAGTCAGACAGTGTCTTGCTCTTTGATAGGCATGGCTGTACTAGATAGCACCGACTCTCAGCAAAGACTATTCCGAAGGGCACTCAGCTACAAGGTTTCAGGTAGGATAGACCGAGGAGCAGAGGTCAGGAAGTATGTAAGTTCCGTCTCTGTCGGTATAGACTAGGAGGTAATAGTATGAAGTTAATGAATGTTTCAGGTGTGCCTCTGTGCTTTGACGGGGTTAGTGGTACAGTCAGGTTTCTAATTGGTGAGACCAAGGATTTTGCCCCTGAAGAGGTAACACAGAGTATACAAGACGGGATTGACGCTCGCTTGTTATCAGTACTCCCGTCTGTAAGTTTGGAAAAGAAATCAGCTCGAAAGAGCTCTAAAACGAATAAGGAGGTAACAGAGTAGAATGGATATCAATAAGAAGAAACCGAATCCTTATATTGAGCGACTTCCTCTGGAGAACGCACCCTCTGCGGGAGAAGGCTGGGGTATAGCGGCGTTTGTAGGTACTGCTATTAGCGGTACTACTGAAGAGGCAGTGTATGTCACTTCATTTGCAGAGTTTGCTAAGGAGTTCGGTAAGGGCAGTTCTAGCCCTTATATGTCTAATAGTCATCTGGCGTATGCTGTATATGACTTCTTTAGATGTGGTGGTTCTGCTTGCTTTATTGCAAGAGCAATCCACTCCGCTTCAGCAGTTAAGGCTACAAAGTCCAACACAGGCTCTACTATAACCGTTACTGCAAAGGACTATGGTGATTGGGCTAATGATGCAGTTGTAGCTATTACTGCTAATACTGAGGATAGCTCTAAGTTCGACATTTCAGTAACCCTTGATGGTTCTGTGCTTACTGCGTATGTAGGTCTGTCGAATACTGCTACTGATGTAGATTAGTGGGTAAAGGCTATAGCAGAAGATGACTATATTACTATCACTGCTGAGAACCTTGCAGTAGCTTCTCTCACTCTTGAGGGTGGCGTAGGTGGTGCAACCGGTATAGCTGATGCAGACTATACTGCGGCACTGGCACTTCTCGAGGAAGAGGATATTACTTGGGTGGCAATCCCCGGCGAGACTTCTAGTACGATTACTACTGCCCTCAAGACTTTTGTTGATGTTACTAGAGCGGGTAAGACCTTTGCAGTAATCGACACTCCCCTAGCTTCAACTACGACTTCCGCACTTAAGACTTTTGCCCTTGGAATTGCCACTGATATGGCGGCTTGCTTTGCTCCTTGGGGCGTTTGTATTGACCAGCTTACAGGTGCAAAGAGAAATGTACCTCCTTGTGGTGTGGTACTCGGTAACTTCTCTGCATCTGTACAGGGTAGGGGTATTGCTAAGACTCCTGCTGGTGTCACTTGCGTTTGCGAAGGCTGGGTTGGTGTAACTAAAGTATTCTCTGATAGAGACTGCGGTATTCTCAACTCTGCTAATGTAAACTGCATCGTACCTCAGGCTGGCTATGGTATCTGTATCTGGGGTTCCCGAGTTCTGAAAGAGAACAAGCAGCAGAATAGAAAGTATATCTCTCAGTCCCACATTGACATCTATATGGATAAGTCTCTGAAAGAGCTGACTCTGTTCACTGTTTTTGAGGCTATTACTGCTGACCTGCTCGTGAGAACAAGTTCTGTAGTAAAAGCATTTATGACTGAGCTTTTCAATGCAGGATGTTTTGTCGGTGATACACCCGAAGAGGCTTTTGATGTAGTCTGCGACTGGACTAACAATACCCCGACTTCGGACACCTTTAATGTGCAGATTGGCTATGCAAAGTCTAAGCCCTGTGAGTTTACCGTTATTACCATCAAGCAGCGTAGAGCGTCCTAAGAAAGGAGGAGTATCAGATGCCTAGAACCGCTATTAGCGACCCCGTTGCAAAATGCAACTTTAAGGTTAGTATCCCCGGTCTGTCTGAGAGCATAGGCTTTCAGAAAGTAAGTGGACTCTCCAGAGAAAGAGCTGTTGTAGAGTACAAGGAGAGCGGATATAAGTACACTCATAAGATGCCCGGAAATGAGACTGTTGGCGAGGTTACTCTTGAAAGAGGAGTATTTAGGTCTCAGGAGATTTACAACCTGTACCGTGACAGTCTTACTAATCCCCAGTTCCGTAAAACTGTTACTGTCGTATCCCTTGATAAGGATGGAAACAGCGTTCAGAGATGGACTCTCGCAGAGGCTTGGGTATCCAAGTGGGAGGGTACTGACTTTGATGCCGAATCTGATGATGTCGCTGTCGAAAAGCTGACGATGCAGTTCGAGTACTATGTAGACTAATATAGGACGGCTAGGGAGAGGGACTTGACAGAGCTTTCTCCCTAGCTTTGTATAAAGATATTATAGGAGGAACGATACCATGAAGAAGAATGAGACAGTTAGAGACGAGGTTCTGTACTCTGAAGAAGAGGGATACCTTGTAGGTGAGTTTGCCAAGGGCTATAGAGATGAGTCAGGTGTGCTTCATACTCTGTTTGTGTACAGGGATATGGATGGTGAAGATGAAGAAGCTCTTGGAAAGGCTAATGTCAAGAATGACGCTTATAAAATTGCTGAGACTATGCTTACTCGATGCTTAGTGCAGATAGGTAACATTGACAAGAAAAGAGTTTCTGCTGATGAATGGAGAAAGGTAGTTAAGAGTCTGTCTATCGGAGACCAAGATATCGCTATTCTTAGAATCCGTGAAGAGGCGGTAGGAACTGAAATTAAGGTATCCCATGTCTGCCCTAGCTGTGGTAATAAGCTTGAGACAGTTATTGATACCTCTGAATTGAATATTATCCCCTATGGTGGTGAGGATGAGATTGAGTTTGAACTGCCTAAGGGTTTAAGAGTTAAGAATGGTATGGCTAAGAAAGGCATCATTCGACTCCCCGATGGCACTGATAGACAGATGCTGTCTGATATAGCAAGTAAGGATATATCCAAGGCTAACTCTTTGCTTTTGGTTAGAACCCTTGTTAAGCTTGAGAATGTAGAGGTAATCACCGATGACACCGTAAAGAAGATGTCTCTAAGGGATAGAAAGTATCTGCTCTCTGTCATCTCCGAGCACGCTTTCGGAGTAGACACATCCATTGAGATTACCTGCCCTAGCTGTGGTCATTCCCAGAAGACCTCTATGCAAGTTCTCAATTTTATGTAAATGGCTTCCTCGAACACGATATAGCAGTTAATGTAGACTTAGAACGCAGCCGAGAGGAACGCCATATACTTGCTTATATCTACCATTGGGGTAGAGTGGATGTCAACAAATGCCCTCGTAAAGAAAGGGGTATGTGGGTTGGCGAGATTATTAAGCAAAAAGAGGCTGAAAACAGGGAATACGATAAGATTAAGAATAAGTAAGGAGGTGGAGTCAAATGGCTATGGATAACCTATATGGAATGGGAATAGTAATGGACTATTTGGATAACAATGCTACGAATGGTCTAACTTTACTAGGTGAAGCCTTTGACTCCGCTAGACGAAGTGGTCGAGACTTCGTATCAGAGTCAGAACAAGTAAACCAAGCCATTAGTGGTCTAGGTCAGATGGCAGCTACTCTCACAGGAGTAGGGATTGCTCTGACCGCCGCAGGAAGTAAGGCTATTGAAACAGTAACAGGTTTTAGAGAAGCTGCTAAGAGTTATGAATCTGAGCTTGCCACACTAAAGTTTGCTACACAGGCAACGGGCGAAGAGTGGGATTTGCTTGTAGCTAAAGCTGAGAAGTCAGGTTTGGAAACACAGTTCTCACCCGAAGAGGCTGTACAGGGTTTGTATGAACTGACATCCATGGGTCTGACTAATATGCAAGCCATTGCTTCGTTAAGTGCTACATTGGACTTCTCCACTATGAGTAATGGTGCGGTGTCGGTTGCAGATAGTGCCTCTGTAATTGCAAGTACTATTAACAAGTTCAATCTCTCAGCTACTGAGGAACAGGTCGAGCATATCGCAGATGTACTTGCTACTGCTTCTAGAGTCTCTGCGTTTAAGCCTGAGGATGTGTCATCGTTCATAAACTCGATTGGCTCTATGCCAGCGTCCTTAGGAGTAACCCTTGAAGAAGTAATGTCCCTAGGCTCACTCCTTGTAAATATCGGTCAAGGCTCTGCACAGGCAGGTGCTACGGTACAAGGCTTTGGTAGAAAGATTAAACAGTTGTCAGCCCAGATGAAAAGCGGAAATATGAAAGGCACAAAGGCATCAGCTTTAGAGGTCTTGGGTATTGATGAAAGCACATTCTGGGATGCCGAAGGTCAGTTAAGGAGTATGGTGGACATATTCCAAGACATAATGGCTAGTACTGCAAATCTGTCTCAGGAGGATAAGCTGACTGCTATGCAGACAGTATTCGGAGACCAAGCTAATAACTTGCTTACTGCTCTAGAACTCTCCGAGTCCGCATTTATGATTTATGATGAGTCACTGGGTAAGTATGTAGAAGACCCTAATGCCTCAGCAAAGAACTCCCTTGAGGATATTATCAATGGATTTAAGGAGTGTAATGGTGTAGTTTCGGATGGTGCAGAGCTTATGCGTAACACTGCTGAGGGTATGGAAGAACTGGCAAATGGTGCTGTTCAGACTCTACAGATTAAGCTAGGTGAAGCTACCCCTGCATTTGATGTTTTCTTCAGTAAGATAAAGTATAAAGTATCTAGTGCATTGGCTGAGCTTATTGACAAAAACCCTGCGATTGCAAAGATAGCAACAACGATAGTGGCATTCGGCGGTGGACTTTTGAAGATTGCAGGTGTTGCATCACTGGCTGTAGCAGGAGTTATTGGATTAGCACTGGGCTTCTTTGCTCTAAGCAAGAATTTGGTGGCAATAAAGTCTGGACTAGTAGCTTTTACAGGATTTTTGAAGGGGCTTCCAGCAATGCTAAGTGGTGTCGGAACGGCATTTAAGGGTTTGCTTGTAAAGATGTTGCCACTAGCCTTGATAGCAGGAGCGGTGTATTTAGCATGGAAAACAGACTTCTTAGGAATTAAGACTATAGTTACAGGATTTGTAACGAATTTGAAGAACTCGTTCTCCACCGCTAGGAGTTTGGCACAGGGTGGAGTTAGTGACTTTCTGTCTGAGACTAGGAGACTCGAAGAGAGTGGTAAGTGGTGGGATTGGCTCGCCCTTAAGATAATGGACTTTATGCTGTTCTTCCAAGGTTTGTCGGACGCTTGGGCAGATAACACGCTTTCTGATGAGATGTTCATTAAGCTTGAGGAAAGAGGTTTGCTCCCGCTTATTGAAAAGTTCCTAGACCTTAAGGCAGCCGGAGAACAGGTATGGGGGGGTTTGACCGAGGGGTTTGAAACAATAGCGGGTGTGGCTTCTACAGCTTTCTCAGCTATTGCTTCTGTCCTAGACCCCGTGCTTATCGCTTTTGGAGAGTTGTTCTCTTTTGATTTCAAAGGATTGGGTTCTTTGTTTAGTAGCGGTGTAGACCTAGATTTTTGGAGAACCCTTGGTAAGATTATTGCGTGGGTAGTGTCTATTTTAGGTGCATACCGGATTGCTGTTACTGCGGTTAGGGTAGCAATGATTGCATGGAACGCAGTCCAGACGATATCTAATGTACTTCAAGGCATCTACAATGGTCTTATGATTGCTCTTCAGTCTCTTCCTATAGTGTTACTGATTGCCGCAATAGTAGCCGCAATAGTAGCCCTCGTTTATGGTATAGTTAAGCTTATCCAGAATTGGGATAAGGTAGTAGAGGCTATGAAGAATGGTTGGGAAAAGATTAAGGGCTGGTTTTCAGGAGTAGCTGAGTGGTTTAAGACTAATGTCATAGACCCCGTGGTAGGCTTTTTCACAGGAGCTTGGGAATCTATCAAGAGTGTATTCAGTACCGTAGCTAATTGGGTGTACTCTAAGGTCATAGAGCCAGTGGTCAATTTTGTAAAGACCTATATTCTGCCTATAATAATGAAGATTGTAGAGATTCATGTTAAGGTTTTTGAGATAATCTATGCCCTCGTCTCAGCAGCGGTGAGATGGATTTATGACAATGTAATCTCCCCGATAATAGACTTCTTCAAGGGATTATGGGATAGCCTCGTTTCTATTGTGCATAGCATAGTAACTGCCGTCACAGGATTTTTTAGTGATTGCTGGAATGGAATTAAATCTGTATGGAGTTCTGTAACAGGTTGGTTCTCCAATGTATGGCGGGGAGTCAAGAATGTATTCGCTCCAGTAAAGAACTTCTTTAGCGATGTATTTAAGAAAGCCTATGATGGAATTACGAGTGTATTTGGAAAGATTACAAGCTTTTTCTCAGGTATCTGGGATGCAATTAAGAGAATCTTCTCAAATGTAGGTACTGCAATAGGGAACGCAATCACAAATACTGTTAAGAGTGCTGTAAATGGTGTTCTGAATATTGCTTGCAAGATTATCAATGGGTTTATTAGTGCTATCAACTCTGCTATTAGTATTGTCAATAAGATTCCGGGGGTCAGTATTAGCAAAATTACGCCACTGTCCCTTCCTGCTCTTGCAACAGGTACTGATAATTGGCAGGGCGGTGTCGCTCAGATTTCTGAAAAGGGCGGCGAAATCGTAGACCTCCCTGCTGGTAGTAGGGTATATCCGCATGATGAGACTGTTCAGAAAGCATACGCAGATGGTGCTAACTCTGCGGTAAGCTCTCTGGTAGCAAAGATTGACCGCCTTGTAGATACTTTGGCTAGAATGTCTACATCAAATGGTGGAAGTGCTAATTCTGTTGTGTTTGAGGCTGGTAGCATCATTGCTAAAGTTGATAACGCAAGTGTTGAAGACCTTGAGGGACTCGTGGATAAGCTTGTGGATATTATCCGCAGAAAGCAGGAGATTGAAAGTATTAGAAGTTACGCATAGGAGGATTAGGCATGGGAGTAAGGTCAAAAGGGGCTAGGGTCAAAGGTTACATTAGAGACCTTGTCACAGATGAGATTAAGTATTTTATGTTTAATCCAACTGCTTTCTCAGAGTCAGTTACTGTAAATTACTCCACGATAAGCGGGGTAGGAAGTGCGTACCCTATGCTTGAGTTTGGAAGTGGTAGTGCAAATTCTATCCCACTAGAAATTTACCTTAGGGGTACTCCCGATGAGGTAAAGTCTTGGGTAAAATGGCTCAAGAGCTTTGTTCCAGCTAAGTCTACTAGAACTACTTTTGAGCCTCCCCATCTGCTTAGACTTGCCTTAGGCGATTATTCAGCCGATTGTGTTATGTCAGCAATTACTGTTAAGTACACAGAGTTTGATGAGTCACTCAAGGCAATAGAAGCTACAGTCTCTGTTACTCTGATTGAGGTGGTTGTATGATTTATAAGTACACTAGGTACAGAAAAACTCCAGTTACGATAGATAGAAGCACCCAGAAGGTGCTCTTCACTTCTAGACCTCTGTTTTCATTTCCGACAGAGGGCTCAATGACTCATGTGTGGAAAGAGGGAGATAGGCTAGATGTTCTAGCCTATGAGTACTATGGTACTAGCCAGCTTTGGTGGGTAATTCTTGAGTCGAATCCGAAGTACAAGTGGGAGGGTGAGATTTCGACAGGAGACCAGTTGGTAATCCCAGATGTTAAAAAGGTGGTCGATAGGATTTGAGCGAGGTATTAGCTAGGTGGTACTCTTTGACTATCAATGGCTCAGAAGTGAGCGATGAGGTAAAGAGACGAATCACAGACATTACACTCGAGGTTAAAGAATCAGGTTCTAGTACTCTGACTATAAAGATGGTAGACAACGCAATGGAGTATTTGACAGGTTCATACCTTGTTAAGAAAGCAAAGGTTTCGTTCACTTGTGCTTGGTATAGTCGTAGGGCAGAGTACTGTAAATTTATTGGGTACATTTCAGTATTAGATGTGGACTTCGCTGATTTAGTAAAATTGACTATTACTTGTCTTGATGAGTCTTACCCGATGTCGGAGGAAGAGAAAACTCGTAGCTGGGAAAACAAGAAAGTGTCTGAAGTGGCTCGTGAGATATTTATGAGTTATGGTCTATCTGCTCATGTTGACGATACTGATTATGTAGAAGAGTCTGTATCTCAGAGCAAACAGTCAGATGCCACTTTTATGAACTCACTTGTGGGAAAGGTTACGCACAGGAATTTCATTTGGTATGTTGATGGTAAAGACGCATACTTTGTAGAAAGGGCGATGCCTAACTTAAGCGGAAAGAAGCTAGGGTACAAGACTGGTAATGGTCAAATTCTTAGTTTTAACCCAAGGCTTACAAAGGGTAAGCTTAAGATTAAGAAATCTTCTGCAAATATCAATGCTTCAACAGGTAGCACTACTAAGACTACGACAACTGCTACAGTTTCTGACAGTAGCACAGGAACTAACCAAGGCACTCCGAAGGGAACAGATAACACAGGTACATCTAAGAAGTATGTTAACGGTAAGTGGATAACAGTATGATGAGGTGAGGTTATGGCTAAGAAGTATGTTAATGGTAGGTGGGTAACAGTTGAAGACACCACTACTGGTGGCACCGCTAATAATGCCTCAACAGGTGTGTTGCCCCAAAGGGACACTCCGACAGAGGTTGAGAGTTCTTCCTCAGGCTCATCAGACAGTAAAGACCAGACTTCAGAATCCGAGTATGAGGAAACTGCCTATGACATAGTTGAGGGTACTATAAATGTCACAGTTCCAGACATGGGTATAAAGTGTAGGGACGCTATAGAGCTAGAGGGTTTGGGTAGTGTCTTTAGTTCCGTGTACTATATTTCAGAGGTAAAGGTATCTGTTAATAGTACATCTATGAATCAGACTCTTGTTGTTCATAAAGATAGCTTAGGTGTTAAGTCTAAGACTCAGACTGGTAGTTCGAGTACTGGCTCGACTAGGGAATCTCTAAGTTCAGTATCAGTATCTGGGTTAGCTACTAGGGAGTATACAGTTAAGTATGGTGATACCCTTTATATTATTGCTCTCAAGCAATTAGGTAAGGGTTCTAGATGGACAGAAATATATGAAATGAACAAGAGCATAATAGGCAGTAATCCTAACTTGATTTACCCAGGTCAGGTTTTCTCCCTACCCAGTTCGTGAGGTGATTTGTTATGGCAGAAAATAAGTACTACGGTAAGTATCGAGGAAGAGTTGTTGCTGTAGACACCACTGGAGGTATGTACAGGATACGAGCCGAAGTTCCTAAGCTCCTAGATGGGTATACTACAGGTTGGGCTCTTCCTTGCTTAAACTTTAGCTTTGACGAGGCTATGGTTGGTTGGGATATTACAGTAGGAGACCTCGTGTGGATAGAGTTTGAACAGGGAAACATAGATTTGCCCGTATGGTCTGGTGGATGGTTCACTAAGGGGAAAGCCCCGAGCTTTAAGGGTATAAAGATAAATGGAACTTTGCTAGAGTTTCTTGATAGTTCCATTAAGGTGCACGGAGACCTCACTGTAACAGGAGGCATCTCAAGAGGACATGGTATAAGTTATGACTCAAATCTGGAGGAGATAATAGTTCCAGATGAGCTTTCCGAATAGGAGGAATTTATATGGGATACAAGGGTGTGTCCTTTCCGTTTAGACTTAATAGCAAGGGTGGAGTTCTGCTGTCAGGAACTACGATTGAGTCCCCGACCCATTTGGCACAGGCTATTGAGCAGTTACTCGCTACAAGGAAGTATGAGAGGGTTATGGAAGTGACCCACTGTTGCCCACTTGAGCTTAGTGTGTTTGAGGTGGACAGGTCAGCTATGACTATGATTAAGTCCTTGATTATCAGTACCATTGATAAGCTAGAGCCTAGAGTAGAGGTTTCAGAAGAGGATATCGACATAGAGGTAAATGATAACCAAGTCACCGCTATAGTTACCTTTGTATCAGTGGACTTAGGTATCAAGGATACGATTCCGATTTCAATAGGAGGTGTAAGTAGCATTGGGTAGAGTTGTTTTGCAAGATATAGACTATACCAGCATTGACTACGAGGGTCTACGCAATGATATGATTGAGTGCATTAAACTCAGGATACCTGAGTACACTGATTTTAGTGAGAGTGACTTCGGTGTAGTTATGGCAGAGTTGTTTGCTCACGGTCTAGATGTAATAAGTTACTATACTGATAGGCAGGTTAATGAGTTGTTTCTTGCTACCTGCAAAGACAGAAAGAGTGCTTTGAAAATAGCTAGTCAGATGTCGTACACTCCTGCCCACGCATTACCTGCAAAGTTCCATCAGGTGTTTAAGGTTACGCCCTCTTCGTCTGGGTACTTGATTCCAAAGGGGTTCAAGGTTAGCACAGAGGCTAACCAGATTGAGCCTCAGATTATGTTTGAGGTTGAAGAGGACTTCTCTATCCCGCCTAATGCAACAGGTATAGAGCAGGACGCAAACGATGAGTATCTGTATCAGGCTTCCATAGTTCAGGGAGCTACGATGAGCAGGGAGATACTGGGCACTTCAGACGGCACTGCAGGTCAGGAGTTTCAGCTAGGATACGAACCCGTCATTCTAGATTCTCTGTTCATTGAGGTGTACAATAATGACAGGTACGAGAGATGGACTAAGGTGGATAACTTTATAAACTCCATCGAAACAGACAGGCATTTTACGGCTTCTACTGATGAGTTCAACACAGTCACAGTTAGGTTTGGTGATGGTATAAGGGGTGCAATACCTACTACTTATGAGAATGGTATTGTTGCATCTTATCGTGTCGGTGGAGGAACTTTCGGAAATGTTGGAGCAGGAAAGATAGTGTCCTTGGTATCCCATATCCGTGGTCTGGAGAGTACTTTTAATCCTGCTACGGCTTACGAGTCAGGTGTAGACCAAGAGACCCTCGAAGAGCTTAAGAGGAATATCCCTGCCAGTGTGAACTCATTGGGTAGAGCAGTTACTCTAAATGACTATGACAATCTTATCTTAGCTACAAATAAGGTATTCTCTAGCAAAACTCTTAAGACAGGCACTCTTGCCACTACAGTGTATATCCTTCCTGAAGACCCTGAGCAGTCTCAGGGAGCAGTAGTTGTCAGCCAGTCACTTATAAATGAGCTTACTCAGTATCTTAGCAACAAGGTTATGGTTGGCACTACCTTTACAATATCAGCGGCGACTATTAAGACAGTGAATCTCTCAATAAGATTTAGAGCATCAAGCTCAGTTTATACGAGTCAGGTTAGTGCAAGTATATCTAGTATGGTTCACTCCTTGCTTGACTTGGGTTGTAGAGGTATAGGTGAAGAACTATACTTGTCTGATATAATATCGGCATTGTCCAACACAGAAACGGGTGTGGAGCATCTTAGGTCTGTGTTCATAGACTCCCCGACAACAGACATTGTTATAGGGTCAACAAGCACGGCTTCTACGATGCTTGAGAGCGAGGTAATAGTTTTAGGAACTCTTTCTGTGGGGGCGATTTAACATGAATCTTTCAGATAAGTTTCAGGAGTACTTGTACTCTAGATACCCCAGTGTTTATAGAATCTATGATGAAGACTTGTTACTCCAGAGGTTCACATATGCTCTTACTGACCCAGCAATCCCTTTGATAAAGAAACTAGAAATGATGCACGATGTCTTGGACATTGGTTTTTGCCCAGACTCTGTAATTCCCCGGATGTACAATAACTTTGGTGCGTTGTATGACGATGAGTTGAGTACTTCGAGGCAGAGAAAAATCCTGAGGAACATCGTGGATTTGCTTAAGTATAAAGGCACGGGTTCAGTTATTGAGTACATTGTTTCAGAACTTACAGGAATTAGAACGACTATTCAGTACAGCCCTGACCCAGATGATAGGACTCACACGACTCTTAGACTAGATATGGACTATGACCTGTACAACGAAAATATACCAGCTAGCAAGCTCAGGGAAGTACTCGAAGAGTTTCTGCCGTTTTACATGGTTATGACAATAGTGTATGTGTATAAGTTTATGGACTCAGCATCAATGTCCCTTACTGAAGGCTCCTCGGATTTGATTAAGGAGTTGATGCTAGATTCCTCTGCTCTTACAGTGCCTGAGTTATTCAAACAGGCTGTGGTTTTGATACACACAGAGTCAGGTTCAGCTATTGCAAGTGAGTATGAAAGAGACACTGTCAAATCCAGTTTGCCCGAAAGTTCTAGTCTATTGATTGGAGACACAGTATCTAGTAAAGTAAGAACTGCTTCTCCTAGAAACGCTATGTTTGCTCTCTGTGACTTTGGTGTAGCTGTTTTTGGTAATGACGAGTTTATAGAAACTACAGTTAATTATTGACAAGAGTAGCTTGAATACTTTTGTTACGCGTGGTAAAATGTTAGTAGAAATGGTATCATATAACAAGTACTTGTTGGGAGGTAGTGTATGTCTTACCAGAGAACTCAGACACAAGATGGTGTCACAGTAATGAATAAGGCTCTCTATGATAATCTGCAAGATGGTGTAGATGGAGTATTCTCAGCTACGGGAAATGCTCTTGAGCTCCCTACAGATGAGGGTGGAATTAAGCTAGTTCGCATAGTAGGAAGTACTGTGTTTGATAGGGCGGTACCCGCACCGAATAATAGAGCCTATGCTACAAATACTGCTAATCTGACTCAGACAAAAGATGATTGCTCAGTTACAGTTAAGCTATCAAAAGATGTTAATGGGGTTAAGACTCTTGTTAAGACCTTTGAGATACTCACCAATGACCCCCTAAGAAGTGTAGGGGAGTTTCACGATGAGATATGCAAAATAGATGGAGTTTGGGGAGTACTAAGAAGAGTGCATTACCAAGTATGGAACCCATACTTGGAAAGAGTGCAGTTCTCCACCTCGAATACAGGAAATCAGATAGTCCTAGCTGTAGAAAAGGACTTGATGAATGATGGGGACAAAGTTCTTATGTCATCCTTTATAGCATTAGGAATACCCGATAATGACTATGATGACTATGAGGACAAAGTTAGATGTTCTGCGTATAAGGTAGGCAGTACAAGCTACATTTGTATTAAGGACAGCACCTCAAACAGTTTCTTCACAAGTCTCTCAGCGGCAAAGTCATACCTGACTGGTGGATTTTATGCAGTCTTAGCCACTCCTAAGTTTGAGCCTTTCCCAGCTTCAGTTCAGAAGCTATGCTATAGTCTAGAAAGCTATGCGGTAAAGACATACTTAGATATAGACGACCAAGTACCCACCCCTGCAACCGTACTCTACGGTCAGACAAGGGCTTCTGCTATAGCTCTTGCGAATTACAATGAGCTAGGCTTTGATTTGGTTAGTATGTCTAATTTGTACTCAGCTACCATAGAATAGGAGGTAAGTATGTCATATATAAGAGTAGACCTAGACCACGCACCGTTTGAGGGTGAAAGGGTTGTGTTTAAGGCTCCTTGTAGTGCCTCAAGCACTATGGGTTTGAAAATTTACTATGATGGAACCCCGACATTTTTCGAGTTGTGCGATGCCCATGGGGTAGATTTAGATTGGGAATATGAAGCCTTCGCTAGCAATGCTCTTGTTACAGTAGTTCTTGACTTTGATGTTGATGGTAATAAAGCTTTCATTCAGAACGCAGACACAAATGCCTATCTTGAGGGTAGGCTCACTAAGATGGGTTCTATTGCTTTCAGTACTTCTTGGACAGGTAATAGCAGTCCTTATACACAGGTTGTGACTGTAACGGGTCAGATGATAACTGCTAATAGTAAGGTAGACTTGCAACCTAATGCTTATGCAATAAGTCGTCTCATCACTGACAAGGTATCCGCTCTATTCATTAGTAACACTGATGGTACGCTCACTGCGTATGCTATAGGTGCAAAGCCGACTCAAGCTATGACCGTTCAGTGCTCTGTTGCGGAGGTAGTATAATGAGTATAATAGGTAAGGGTATACCCATTTCCAGAAGTGTAGAGCTAAAAAAGTTCTATTATAAAAGGGAAAGCGACACTGAAGATACCTTCTTTTTTGAGGAGGGCATGACTTTTAATGATTGGATAGGTAGCCCCTACAATGTTCAGCAGAGTAACATGGGTAGTGTCTGGTATGTTGGAGGGCGTGGTCGCTTGATTACTAGTGATATCACATCATCTGATATGGTTTATTACGATGATATTGAGGAAAATGCTATTTATAGAGGTGTAGTATAATGAGTATAGTTGGAGATGGCATAATAATAACATCAAGAAAACTTCTTAAGTTTTATGTATCTCTTAATGGCAATCAAAGTGACATTGATACCTATTTCTTTGAAGAAGGAATGACCTTTGATGAATGGGTAAGTAGTCAATATAATGTTGCAGAATGTCATACAAGAGGTTCGTGCTTTGAAAAAACTATCGCATCATCTTTTTTGGTTGTAGAAAACTACCTGACTTCTGATATGGCGGTAGTTGATGCCATTATTCCAGAGCATTGCTATAATGTTGAGAACTAATAGTACTGTATTCAGTGTAACTTTGATAGTACATTCATAACGACTATATGTATAGAAACAATTAAGGAGGAAAGCTATGGACTCAGACACTAAGATTTTAGGCTCGCAGGATTGCGAAGAAATGGGAGTACGACTTTCAGCAGTAGTGGGAAAGTCACTCAAGATGGTAGGTGACATAGAGGACAAGATTTATAAAGATGGAGTTCTCATTGAAACTCGTGTAGGTCACAATCTAGTAGTAAGTCAGGCTCTGAAGCTGATAATGAGCTTAATTAAGAATCAGTCAGGCTATTCAGGAATCACTTACTGGGCGGTAGGGCAGGGAAGTAGCTCTTGGGATAGTTCCACCCCGGGCCCCACATTGAATGATGTAAAGCTTACGAGTGAGATAGGTAGAGTTGCGATACCCGCTTCCGAGATTAAGTTCCTAGATGGTAGTGGTAATGAAACTGCTAATCCCACGAATGTAATTCAGATTACGCACACATTCGGAGTAAATGACTGTAATGGTAGCTGGCGTGAGTTTGGTATCTTTGGAGGAAATGCTACGACATCCGCAGATAGTGGTCTTATGATAAATAAGAGGAACCACGCTGTAATCAATAAGACTACAGATATGTCTGTCGAGAGGACTATGCGTTTTACCCTGACTTTAAGCTAACAGAAAGGAAAAGAGTATGCTAGAGTTCTTTAAGGAATCCTCAGGATGGGCTTTAGGAGCATTAGCATTGCTCAGCGTCTTTGTTGAAATAACCCCGATAAAATGGAATCCTCTGACTTCATTGTTTTCGTGGATAGGTTGTAGGTTTACTGCCAGTCTGAATAGTAAGTTGGATGCACTTGAAAAGCAGCAGAAAGAGAACAGCGACTCGATAGAAAAGCTTCGTGTAGATGTAGAAGAGAGGTTTGTCAAAGCTGGGCATGATGCAGACGAGAAAGAGGCAAGGAGACTAAGAGCAGCTATGCTTTCGTTCTCCGACTCTTGTAGGTCAGGAGCAAGGCACACAAAAGCACAGTTCGAGAATGTAGCTCGTGATTACGATGATTATTTAAGCATCTGTAGTAAAAGAAATTTACAGAATCATTTTATTGATTCTGAAATGGAATATGTAAAAGAAGTGTACAATAAGTGTTTGCACGAAAATTCATTTAGTAGTTGAAAGGAGATACCACTATGTACGAAATGCTCGTAGAAAATCGTTTCTGGCTTATTGCGGCTATTGTTGCAGTGTCCGCTCTTGTAGTGTACATTTGCATCAAGGTCATTCAGAAAGTAGGTCTGGAAACAGTACGGTCTGTTGCTTATAAGGGTTTCGTATCTGCGGAACACGCTTTTAAGCAGGGTGAAAATCAGGAGAAGTTTAACTATGTAGTTGGTCTTGTAACTGAAGCTCTCCCGTTCCCATTCAATCTGGTTATATCTGAAAATCTCCTGAGAAAAGTCGTTCAGCTTTGGTTTGACCTCTGCAAGGATTTATTGGACGATGGTAAGTTTAATGGAACAGGCATAGAAAGGAGTGATAGTAATGAGTAACTCAAGTCTTGTATCGTTCACCAAGATTAGCCCTAATAGAAACAGTCCTAGAAATCACGCTATTGACACTATATCCATTCATTGTGTTGTAGGTCAAGCATCGGTAGAAAGTCTGGGTAATGTATTTGCATCCTCTTCCCGTCAGGCTAGTTCTAATTATGGTGTCGGGTATGACGGAAAGGTTGGTATGTATGTAGAAGAGAAAGACCGTTCTTGGTGTACCTCTTCTGCTGAGAATGACAACAGAGCAGTTACTATTGAGGTAGCTTCTGATACCACAGAACCCTATGCAGTAACTGACGCTGCTCTTAAGTCTCTGATTAAGCTCTGTGCGGATATTTGTAAGAGAAATGGTATCAAAGAGCTTAAGTGGAAAGGTGACAAGAGTCTTATAGGTCAGGTGGATAAGCAGAATATGACTGTCCACAGATGGTTTGCTAATAAGTCTTGTCCCGGCACTTATCTGTACGAGAGACACGGCTATATCGCCTCTGAGGTAAACAAGCTTCTGAATGGCGACACAGGCACAAAGACTAAGACTTTGTATCGTGTTCAGGTCGGAGCATACTCTGTAAAGGCTAATGCTGAGAAACAGCTTCAGACTCTGAAGTCAGCAGGATATAAGGATGCTATTCTTGTAAGCGTTTCCCCGTATTACAAGGTTCAGCTTGGTGCTTTCTCTGTAAAACAGAACGCAGAGAATCTGGTCAATGAACTCAAGAAGAAAGGCTTCAGTGCTTTTGTTACCACAAAGGGCGGCACTACAGTTGCTCAGTCCTCGAAGAAATCTGTAGATGAGCTTGCGAAAGAAGTTCTCGAGGGAAAGTGGGGTACAGGCTCTGAACGCAAGAGAAAGCTAACTCAGGCTGGGTATGACTATGATGCAGTACAGGCTAAAGTAAATCAGTTGCTCAAGAAATGACACTGAAAAGAATAACGAGTACCTTTGACAGGGTACTCGTTTTTTATTGCATTTTACGCTAAAAATAATTCACAGAAAATTCATAGAAAATTCATACCCTATTCATAATTCTATTATATAATAAAATAAAAACACCACTTATACAAGGTAAAGCAACGATTAAGTTATCTCGTGTCTTTGATAAGTCAAAGATAGGATATAGGTTAATTAAAGCCTAACAAATACTGATTCAGCAAACGAACCCGACACTCGTAATCGACACAGATGTGGTACAATCCGAGGGGTAGGCGATGAAGCCGAAAGGGAGAGGAACAACAGGATAGACAGATTGAAATGACTGCCGAAGCTGATGAAAGTTATAGTGTGGATAGCCGAAAGGTCTCGGGACTAGACTCGGATAAAGGAAGCTAGAGTTGGTTCGGGGTGCGGGCGTGACCCCAAGTAGGCGTTCAGCAATCTGTCCCTAGTTGTAACTAGAGGGATAGGGGCAAAGCTAATGTTGCCCCTTGACCTGTGGTTATAACCACAGGAAAGGAGAGTCAGATATGAACTCAGAAGTAGAAGCAATCCTCAGTGAATTGGTGGACAGGTATTACACGGCATCAGATTGGGAGGAGCAAGCAGAAGTTTTCTTCCAGATTGTGTCCGTATACAACAAGCTTGCTAAAGTCGGGTACAGAAGCAAGGAATTCACAGTAGTAGTAAACATCATTGCGTTAGGTTAATAAAAGACCCAGTTGGGCAGAAAGGAATTTGGATATGCCTTATTTCTCAGTTAAGTGTTGGAAGTACGGAATTGGAAACTACAAGACCATCACAGTTAAAGCTTACTCAAAAGAGGATGCTAAGAATCTAGTCAAGAGTGAGTACGGTTGGACGGCAGTCGGGGCTAGAGAAGTTGCGTTCGACAACAAGAATAGAAAATACATTGTTCCTACCACAGGCAGGACACACAGAGAGGAAGTGGAATCAGAGAAGAAAGAGAACAGAGAGGTTAAGAACTTCGTAGTCACATTCGTATCAAACAAGGATGGCAAGACCAAGACAACAGTTGTAAAAGCCACGGATGCAAGAATGGCTAAAGCTCAAGTAGCCCAGTTTGGAAAGGCTACCAAGGCTGAAGTCGCTAAGGGAAAGGGCAAGACCTCAAAGCCAGCACAGTACAAGTCTTTCAAGGACAGAGGGTGCAAGATGGTAAAGGGATTAGAGGTTTACCCGACCACACAAGAAGAGATTGAAGAAGCAGTCGAAAGAACAAAAGGTTGGACTTCTTCCTATATCGAAAGAGCAGGTTCAGTTAAATCAGGTATGACTAAGGTTTAAGAAAGGATAATGAAAATGGACAGAAAAGTAATCAGAGTCGGAGCAAGATGCAGAATGTGCAGTAAGGTTGTCACATTAGACCTCACGGATGAGGAGTTTGTAAGGTATCAGGCTTGGGAGCAGAGAAAGATGCTCATTCAGGATGCTCTCCCGAATGTGAGCCCTGAGGTAAGAGAAGTATTCATCAGCGGTACCTGCGGTGAGTGCTGGAACAGGATGTTCGAGGGATTTGATGACATGGATGAGGAGGAAGCATAAGATGGATGACTACTTATTCTACGACCCCGAGGGAGGCTTCGATAAGTACGAGGCTAAGAACAATCGCAACAAGCAGATGAAAGACCGAGTTCGGCAGGCTGTGATAGCATTTGTTGCATTTCTGTTCATGGGCTTGTGTCTCTGTGCTTTTGCGGACACACAGGAAGCTTGGGACTCAGACGAATGGCAGGTAGCTACCTATACAGTAAGGGGCGGTGATACCCTTTGGGATATCGGTTGCTCGTTCACTTCAGGTGATGTCAGAGAATGGGTTCAGGCAGTTAAGGAACTCAATGGCAGGGGCAGTGATAACTTGCTCGTAGGAGAAAAGATTTATATTTATGTACAAGTGGAGGATTAAGACATGGCAAAGTACACTCTAATCGGCGTTGATGGAAACGCTTTCGCAATTATGGGATACACCTCAAGAGCTCTCAAGCGTGAGGGCTTAGCAGATAAGGTTCAGGAGATGCACGACAGAGCCACAAGTGGTGACTACTGTAACCTGATAGCTGTATGTGATGAGTATGTAGATATGGCTAACGAAAAAGCTTATGAGAACGGATACGAGGACACGGAGGAAGATTGGTAATGGAAGTTAAGGTAAATGTACTCAATGAGATGAAAAAGCTCAGACATAGCACTTATGCAGACAGGTTGACTTGGGTGGATGAATTGGTTCAGAATGCCCAGAGAGCAAAGGCAACGCACATCAAGGTAACAGTTGAATATGACCGAGTAATCATAGAGGACAACGGGGTTGGGTGTTCCGACCCCCAAGTCCTTTTCGATAAGTCCTCAAGTGGATGGGACGAGTCAGTAGCGTCTCAGAATCCTTTTGGAGAGGGATTTTTCTCTACTATGATGGTAGCAGACACGATTAAGGTGTCCAGCATTGGATTTGATGCTGTATTTGATGTAAAGGAAATGTTCGAGAAAGAGACCACGGATTGCATCAAGGTCAGACGCAGTACTAGAAGAAGTGGATTTGTAGTAGTCCTTAGTGATATGACTAATGAGTACTCGCAGTGGGCAACGATATCAAGGTTCAGAGAAGTGGGAAAGTACATCAAGTCCCCAACGATGAGCATCAATGGTGAAAGGGTCAAGTTCGCTGGAACTGAACCCGACACAGAAAACATCTTCGCAAAGAAGGTTAGCAATGAATGGTTCACGGGTTGGATTCAGCCTTTCAAGTGGGGAGCAGATGGCTATGATGATAGCCTTAGAACATTCGCTTATTCAAGATTTGTAAAAAACCAGCCCATGTGGGGAGTAAGAGGTGTCCTCAATTTTGTTGATGGCAAAATCAGTCTCAGAAGTCCTGACAGGAAAGATGTGATTTATGATAGCGACTATGATAGGATGACCGAGAGCCTTAAGGAAGAGGTTAAGAAGATGTTCATTTCAGTTCTGAGAAGGGGCTCGGATGAGGACATCGCTAAGTATGCAGACACCGTAGAAAGATATCTGAGTATTGGTGACTACAGAGGATTAGTAAAGTTCAAGTTTCTATCAGACTCTAAGGATGAGGAAGAGCGTGAGCATAAGACTCACAAGTCTACTCCCAGTTCAGGTGAAGGGGTTAGAAAAGTATCAGGAGTTAAGATTGGCTCTGTTGCTGATTTTAGCTCTGAATCAGCTATAACCCATATCCCAGTATCCGTAAAGGAGTCCAAGCAAACGGGTATTGGCGTTAAAGAGCTTAAGTATGGGTTCTATGTTAAGACCTCTGAGGTACCCACGATGATGGATGCAATTCAGTTGGCTCAGCTTTACAACATTCCCGTTGTAGAAATAAGAAATGTACTTGAGGAGAAAGTCCTTATGGAGGACAGAAGATTTAGGCACATTAGTGAGTTGCCTAAACTAGTAACTATGCGTGTAGACTTCAAGAACATCACGCCTCAGAACGAAGCTGAAATCAGAGCCTACAAGATTCTAGCAGAGATAGGTCGTTCAGTAGCAGGTCGATATGATATGTTCTCTATCGCAGATGTTAGAAGCTACAGAGTAATCAATATTGATGGGGATGAGGTCAGCAAGGAAGAGTTCGAGTCATTCGCAGTAGCCAAGGGTAACTCGATTTTTATCAATCGCAAGTATCTGGCTGAGTACAAAGGTCTTAAGGATGACGCTAGTGACCTCACCGCAGAGGACATGAAGTTCGTTCTTATGAATATTGACACAATCGCTCACGAGATGGCTCATGTCATCTATGGAACACTGGACAACACGAAAGAGCATTTTGAAGCCATCGGAAAACTCGTTCAGAGAATAATATTTGCATTATACGGAGGAAGATAATATGATGAAAGACATAGTAGAGAGCATTTTTGAACTTGATGGGTACACTTGCGTAGTTAAGTTCATGCCCACTTGCCACAGATGCGGGTATGTAGGAGTACCCAAGTCTCACCCGTTTTATGGAGAGATGTATGAGAACATTCCCGTTGAGTGCCACGGATGCTTGACCTACAGTGATAGCTCACTTATTAGCGTGGAATCAGAGGGCATCTGGTGGATTGGCTTCGATTGTGCCCACTGGGGAGATAAGCCTGACTTTGATAAGGGGCTTGAGTACTTTAGCGACTCGCCTCAGCACATTAGGCTCATAGAGTCTATGAGAGACAGTTTCGTGTTCTTCGATGATGAGTTCCCTAAGGATTTAGAATACTGCGAGGGTGAGTGCAGGAGAATTGTTGGGCAGTTGAAAGGATTCGAGAGTAATGGACAGAACTGAGATAGAAAAGACAATGGAAGCCTTGGCATTAAGTCAGGGCTTCTACTCCCGACTCTGCCAGAGTTTGAGGAGACTCAAGGCTAGTGAGCCTGAAGCATACGACCAGTTCATGGATTTTATGGAAAGTAAGAATTTTAAGGACGCAGTTGATATGACTATGTTCTTAGAGGGAGGTATTTGTTTTGGATAAGTTTTTTACTCAGACTCGTTGTGACAGGTGTGGTGGTTCTCTCGAAAATGGTAGAACGATGTCTATGTACAATGAAGACTGTATTTGCATGGAGTGTAAGCGAAAAGAGACTCAGCGTGAGGACTACAAAGAAGCGGTACAGGCTGACCATGAGGCAATCAAGCAGGGAAACTACAATTTCGGAGGGATAGGTTACTAATGAGGTTAGTCAAAAAGGTATATGTTAAAGGTCAGTTCGGGCTTAAGACCATCGACAAGACCTACTACTTAGGTTCAAAGCCAAATAAGAGCTTTGAGGAACAGGCATTTGAAAAAGCTCAAGCAGAGTTTAGTCTTCCAGATGAGCCTACAAATGATGGAGACTTTCTTCATATAAGCGTTGGTGAGGATACTCTAGGGATACCTAAGTATCTGGTTCAGACTAAAGAGGATTTCGCAGAGGTGGTCAGAAAGTGCAGGGAGTCAGGTGCGTTCTCCGTTGATACAGAAACAGACTCACTTGATTATGTTAGCTGTCAGTTAGTCGGTAGCTCATTCTGTGATGGTAAAGAGGGTTGGTACATTCCTTTAGCTCATGACACTCTTGAAATTCAGATGTCAAAGAAAGACTACATTGACTTAGTTAAGCCTCTTCTTGAGGATGAAACAGTCACAAAGATTTTGCAAAATGCTAAGTTCGATATGCAGGTATTTCACTTTACTTGTGGCATAGATGTAGCAGGAGAAGTTGTTGACACAATGATTGCAGACTGGCTTTTGAATGAGAACAATGAGCATGGTCTGAAAAAGCAGTCTCGCAGGTATTTTAACTACGAACAGCTTCCATTCGACAAAGTTGTTGGAAAAGGTGTGAGCTTTAAGTCTGTAGAGCTTCTTTTAGCTACAGAGTATGGTGCAGATGACGCTATTGTAACCTATAAGCTCATGGAGAAGCAAGCACCAATGCTTGAGTCAGAGGGTTTGACTAAAGTGTTCCTAGAGGTTGAGTGCCCATTTGTTAAGGTTCTGACTTCTATGGAAATCCACGGAGTAGACCTTGATGTAGAGTACTTGAAAAAGACAGGTACTTGGGTTAAGTCTGAGATGATGCAACTGCAAGCAGATATCAATGAGCTTGCGGGTAAGCCTGTAAATGTTAATAGCCCTAAGCAGCTAGGAAAGATTCTGTTCGAGGAAATGGGTTGCCCAGTACTTGGTAGAACAAAGACAGGAACTCCTGCTACAGACTCAGAGACTATGCGTATCCTAGCAAGAAAAGGGTACCCGATAGCACAGAAGATAGCAAGGTATAAGATGCTCTCAAAGATTGAGGGTACATATATCACAGGTTTGCTTGAGAAGATAAGAGCAGACGGCAAGATACATGGTCAGTTTAACCAGACAGGCACCGTAACAGGTAGATTGTCATCGAATAATCCGAACTTGCAGAACATTCCGTCAAGAGACAAGGAAACAGAGATAAAGAGAGCCTTTATCGCTCCAGAGGGACATAGCATAATCAATGCTGACTACTCACAGATTGAGCTAAGGGTTATGGCTCACTTTAGTAAAGACCCAGTTATGGTGGAAGCCTACAGAACGGGCAGAGACCTACACGCACAGACAGCATCACAGGTTAAGCACATTCCGTATGAGGCGTTTGAGATTGCTAAAAAGCATGACCACGAAGGATGCCTTACAGAACAGGATAAGGCAGTATTGCTTATGCGACAGAACGCAAAGTCAGTAAACTTTGGTCTGATTTATGGTATGGGTGCTAAAGGTCTTGCTGGTGGAACAGGAATGACCGAGTCTGAAGCTCAGGAGTACATTGATATGTATTTCAGAGCATTCCCCGCTGTAAAGAACTTTATGGAAAAGACCAAGATTATGACTAGAAAGTACCAGAGCCTTAGAACTTTGACAGGTAGAAAGAGAAGACTTCCACAGATAAACTCACAGGTGTGGTCTGAGAAAGGCTCGGCAGAAAGACAGAGCATCAATAACAAGATTCAGGGTTCAGCAGGAGACATTATGAAGTTGGCTATGAATAAGTTACACTTCGAGGTTCTTCCCAAATATGATGGAGCTTACTTAATGATACAGGTGCACGATGAGATACTCATAGTCGTGAAAGATGAGCTTGCTGAAGAGCTTGCAAAAGAGGTAAAGGAGACTATGATAAATGTTCTCAAGCTAGAAGTACCTCTCGATGCGGATGTGCGGATTTGTAAAAACTGGTCGGAGGGGCATTGATGTATGACTTAAGCTGCGAGTTCGATTTAGGCAAGCATATGAGCATCTATAAGAACTATTTAGAGGTGGTAGTCAGAGCAGACGGGACAGTAGAATATGCTGTCCCTAGCCACCAAGAGAAGCTTATAGAAATAGGTAGGACTCAGCGTGGTATGTCTCGTCAGGAGTTCATAGAAAGCTGTCCTCAGAGTATGTGGTTTGACTACCTTACTTGGCTTATTCAACAGACAGGTTGTGTCTCCGTGTGGAGTTGCGGATACAAAGCTGAGATAATAACTCCAGCCCAGAGAGAAGTATTAGATATGTTCATTAAGGAGGGTGTGATGACAGACGGACAGATATATTAAGGATAGGGCAGAAGAGTTAGTTATAAGACTAAAGGAACTAGGGTATGTAGTTCAGTACTATGAAAGTAAGACAACGAATAGCATCTACTTAAAATTAGACTATGGTGTAGCTGGTAGCATAAGACTCTCAGACCATATTGGAAAGAGCAAGCTCAGGTACACTTTTAATGTGCTTGATGGGATTAAGCATAGAGAGGTAGTCATAGATAGAGGCGTTCAGAGATACTTCTATGGGTACTCTGACATAGACCTACTAGTTTCAGATGTAGAAGCGAATAAAGCTGGGAAGATAGAAGCTTTTGGTTCGTATAAGTACAAGTTCGATATGGAGCGAAACAGAAAACAGGGTGAGAATTCTAGAGGTTTCTGGAGTAAGTGCACTTTGGTATAAGGAGGTGATATGATGCCAGATGCAGATATGAACAAAGTGACTCAGTACAGGCTCGGTTGTATTCAGATGTGTAATAAGTATGTGAATCTAGTTAAGGAACTGGATGCTGAGTCATCGGTTAAGTGTCCTAAGATTCCTCATCCCTATGAGGGCATGGAAATCTATGATGGGAGACAGGAGATAGAGCTGTTCTGTGATAATGTCATAGAGTGTGCTAAGTGCCGTGAGAGACACTATGAGGGTATGAAGGACTACTTGCTGTCTCAGTACAGTATCCGTAGGACATGGAGAGACAGAGACTAATGCCTGACTTTTGAGAGGAGGTGATTAAAATGGGTATGTCTAGAAAGCTTAAGAAAATCCAAGACTTCTGGAAAGATTACAATGTAGGGAGGAAAGCATAATGTCCGAAGTTATTGACAGGCTTAATAAACTAGTAAGTCTATTGAATAGCATAACTGATGATATAGACACCACGCTGTTAGACGAAAGTCTCTTGGCTTCACGCTACACTTGTAGTATTTCTGAACTCAGGGTTAAGCTTGACCTAGTTCAAAAGTCCATTGACCAGTTAGCAAGTCAGGTTTCTGAAATGTCGGAAGAGGAGTAATTAGTGAAAGATTTTAATGGATTTAAGCCTAGGCAAGACCTATCAGGATACACGGCTATCCCGAATGAGTGGTTTGATGTAGTGTTAAGACAGGTGGATAATCTATCTGAGCTTAAGATTGTGCAGACAGTATTCAGAAAGACATATGGATGGGTCGAGGGGTGGGATAGAGAAACCCAGTCCCCGATTTATAAGGTTGAGGATGCAATTAGTTACTCTCAGTTTGAAGAGTTGACTGGGCTATCTAGAGCTAGCATTTCAGAGGGTATCAAGAGAGCCGTTTCACACGGATTGATTGTCAGAGTTAAGAAAGGTAACTACACAGATATGTCCTCGTCCTCTTATCGAATTAGGTTCGTAGGTGAGGAAGTAGATGCTATTGAGGACATAGTAATTGTAGAGGCTGAGAAGCCCAAGGTCGAAGAAGAGGTGCTCTCGACTCAGACTCCCCAGTCTCAAAAGAAACTGTCTCCGTATGACAGGTATAAGATGAAAAAGCCTAAAGACTACAATGCAGTAGATATGTGCTACTACTTTAGTGATAAGTACAACTCTGTACTTAGCGTTTGGTATGGTACAGTAACACAGAAAGACCGTACACTGATGAAGCAGTTAATCACAGGCTATGGAGCAGACACCGTTGTAAAAGCTATTGATTGGCTAATGGAGAATTATACATCTGTAGTTAGTGGGTACCCGTCTATAGCTGTACTGTACGGCTTTCGTAATACAGTATTCCCAGCTTCTCAGAATGTTATTCAGAAAAGTAAAAATGATGTTAGGCAGTCAAGCATCACGGAGGAAGAGGTTCAGAAAGGTGGTGACATAAACTCATGGTAGACCTAACCCCGAAGAAGCTCTTAGCTTCAGGAATACTCGAGGAGTATCATAGTCTTCAGCTTAAGGACTACAAAGGAAACCCGAAGGTTAAGGCTGAGGTGTTTCAGTACATGGAGCATCTGGCTAATGCAAAGAAAAATGGAATTAGCCTCTTCTTGCACGGAGTAAACGGCGTAGGTAAGACTATGCTAGGAGTCGAGGTTTTGAAAGAGGCTCTTAGACAAGGGTACTCAGCACAGATGGTATCATTGTCAGGTATTATTCAAATGTACTCGGATGGATGGTACTCAGCCGAAAAGAGAGAAGCCTATGATGAAAGAATTAGGAATGTAGACTTTCTGATGATTGATGATGTCGGAAAGGAATACAGGAGTTCTAAGTCAGGTCTTACAGAGGTAGCCTTTGATAATCTCATTAGGTACAGAACTCTTAGGAACAAGCCTATGATTATAACCACGAATAGTAGCATAGAGGCTATTGAGAATGTGTATGGTAAGTCGTTGGTTTCTCTATTGTACGGAAAGTTCATACCGATTAAGGTGCTCGGTGATGACTTCAGAAAAACAACTTTGTCAGCAACAGTTAAGAAAAGACTATTAGAAGGAGATGCAGAATGATGACACGACAGTACAGTATGCAAGAAGTTCTGAGCAGAATACTAGAACAGAGAAGAAACAGTGAGGATATGATGCTCTCAATGAGCGAGTTCCATATGGACTCTGATGGAAGTATCTCAGTTAAGGGTACTAATCAGTCTTTAGTTCTCAATGACTTCTCTATGACTCAGGCTTTCAACAGGCTTGGTATTCCCGTAAGATACGGAAAGAAGCTCTTTGAGGAGAGACCCGACCTTGTTGCAAACGAGTTCAACCATTGGCTTCAGAAAGAGGATAAGGTTGTTCTATTCCGAAATAGACGAATTGATACAAGGTCTTCTGTAGTAAGAGGATTTCTCTCAGACTCTTACACAAAGTTTGATGACAAGGACTTGGTTGAGACTCTTATGGAGATAGGGATGGGTGAGAGGTTTGGTCAGGCTCTTCAGTTCTACGCAGATGATAAGCGTTTCCACCTGAGGTTTGTAATGGAGGATATGCAGGTAGTTGCGGGTAAAACGGTTACGGACTTGGACGACATTTTGAATGTGGGCGTAGATGTAGTTAACAGTGAGGTAGGAGCGAGTTCGCTCGTTCTCAGTCCTCTGGTGTACAGACAGGTATGCACAAATGGACTTCGTGTGTGGAGACAGAGTGAGGATAGCTCTCGATTTAGACACGCTTATAAGACTCAGCAGGGTTTCTACTCAGATGTTATTGAGGGAATTGACTCAGCTATCAGTGGAGGGGATGGACTGATTAGGCAGTTCCTTGAGGCTAAGTCTCCTGATAAGTTTGTACAGAGTCCGCTTGACTTGATTGCTGAATTGACTAAGGATAGCATCTACTCCAAGGAGACCACAGAAAAGATTAAGGACTGTTTTCTCGTAGAGCCTGAGAACAACTGGTATGGTGTAGTAAATGCCTTTACCAGAACTGCCCGAGATATGGAGGATGAGAAGAGACTCAGTTTAGAGCAGTTTGCAGGTGACCTCGTAAGTAAGTATAAGCCCGAGTACGCAGTATTCACGGCTACAGTGTAACAGAATAGGGAGAGGCTTAATGCCTCTCCTATTATGGAGGTAAAATGAATCGTTTAAGTATCCACCGTGGGGAGATACACTATGTTAAGAAATCCCCCAGTGCCTTGGCGGTAGGCAGTGAGATGTACGCAGGTAGACCAGCTATTGTGGTAAGTAACGAGATGAATAATCGTATGTCAGAGGTAGTAGAGGTCGTGTACCTCACCTCTCAGCCAAAAGTGGATTTGCCTACTCATGTTAAAGTCCAGTCGTCAGGCAGAAGCTCCTTCGCCCTTTGCGAGCAGGTACACTCAGTTTCAAAGTCTAGGCTTAATGGAAAGCTTGGTGTCTGCTCTAAGTCTGAGATGAGACAAATTGATGAGGCTTTATGCGTATCTCTTGCATTGACACCGTACATAGCAGAAAAGACCAGAGAGCGAAGAACTAGATATGATTATGAAAGGAGATGATTAGATGCCTAATTGGTTAAAGATAGTTTTAAGACTTCTCAAGATGGAGTGCAAGAGTCACGACATTTGTGACGATTGCCCACTCTATCGCCCAGAAGAGGATTGTATGCTGAGTTGTGAAATGCCAGTTTACTGGGAGGATGTGTGATGGCTAAGAACGCATACTCAGCTACGCTCCAAAAAGAAAGAAGGGCAAGAGATGGCTATTCGCAGGTACACTCGTCAGCAGATGCTCGACTTCGTTACAATAGCCTTAGGAAGAATGGGCTGGGGACAGAAGAGACTGCATGATTTTGATAAGGTTCTGTCTGAGGTGTATGTTCAGTATTCACACGATATGACAGAAGACCTTAAAGATGACGAAGAAGCCATTTACACTAAAGCCTGTATTGACCGAGAGCTCAAGAGGTACTGTGGAGAGTACTTTGAGCCTTACGAAAAAAGATACTTTGATTAAAATATAAGGAGTACAGAATATGTCTAAGGATATTAAGTTAAGCCCCAAGTATGGGGTAAATCCGACAATTCCTGTTTGTTTCTTCTGTGGGGAAGAAAGAAATGAGATAGCCCTTTTAGGTAGGATAGGAGATGGTAGAAAGGGTGAGGATATTGAAGCTCCCCGAAGAATGGTTCTGGATTATGAGCCTTGTGACAAATGCAAGGAGCAGATGGCTCGTGGCATCACGATGATAGGAGTTGTCCGTGAGGATGAGGTACCCGATAACAGACCTCCTATTATAAGTTCAAATGGAGAGAATCTGTACCCAACAGGTTCTTGGTGTGTGGTAAGCGAGAGTTTCATTCGTGATAACATTATTGACTCAGAGCTTGCTGAGAACATTGTTAAGAGTGGTAAAACGGTAGCAGACCATGACCTAGTTGCTAGTCTGTGTGAGCAGATGAAGAATATGGAGGAGTAAATATGAGTCATTTTACAGTAGCAGTAATTACTGATGAGTGCACAAGTGTTGAAGAGCTTCTTGAACCTTATGATGAGAGACGGAGGGTAGCACCCTATGTCCGCAGGACTAAGGCTGACCTTATCACTGAGGCTAGAAAGAGGAAGATGCGGTATGAAAAAGTACTCCCTGAAAAGCCTGAGCTTATGTGTGACGAGTACGCAAGGAAATTCCTTGATGCAGAGACTGATGGGGAACTGTATCAGAATATGATATACTCAGACACTTACTACACGAAAGATGGTGATGAGCTTAGTACCTATAACCCAGACAGTAAGTGGGACTGGTACGGGATAGGTGGTAGATGGAATAAGCTTCTTAGAGCTAAAGTCTCTGGAATAGTAACGAAGTGCAACTCTTGTCGAATTGGAGATTTAGACATGGGAGTTGATACAGAAGAGTACCAGCGTAGTATTAGATTTTGGGAAGTCGTAATCGAGGGTAGCCCTCTGAAAGAGGGTGAAAAGGAAGAAGACTTTAGTGCCCGGTTTAGTAGAGAATACTGTCTGAATAAGTACCACGACAAAGAAACTTATGCTAAGATAGCTAGCTCTCTTACTACCTTTGCAGTAATCACACCTGATGGTAGATGGTATGAAAAAGGAGAGATGGGATGGTGTGGAATGAGTTCAGAGACTCCTGAAGAGGCTTTTGATTGGGAACTCCACTATAAAGAACGGTTCATTGATACCGCTGACCCCGACTGGACTATCACCATTGTGGACTGTCATATATGAGGTGACGAGATGCCTAAGTACTGTGTTCACTTTGGGTGCAGACTGACAGTTGACTATTTTGTCGAAGCTGACACTAAGTCAGATGCGATAGAAAAAGCTCAGAAACAGTTTTATGATGAGCCCTACGAGAATATGGATTGTGCATCTACTGATGTGGATGTCTGGGAGGAGCAAGAATGAAAGAGGATTGGTGCAAGTTCTGTGAGATAATCATAAGCACCAATGGAAACCCGTCTACTAGGGATGCTACCAAGTGTGGCATCCCTTTTGAGAAATGGCTTGATATAGCCCTCAATGTTCCAAAGGAGCAGTTAATTAAGAACGCTAAGTTAGTGCTAGAAAGATACAGGAGGAAAGCATAATGTCCCATTGCATTGGATATCTTGAGTTTAGAAAAACCAAGACAACCCCGAAGCAGATTTTGAATAAGCTTAATGGATTTGCGTATGACCCACAGGAGACTAACGGGTATCATGGTGATTTGACATTCCACGACAAGGTGGTTTACAAGAACCGTGAAGAAGCCGAGAAAGCAATCAAGCAGTTTGACAAGGGCTGGTACTCAGACCACGCAGTCATATTTAGAGAGGGTCGGGTACTTTGGTGGCTAGTTAAGTATGAGTACCATTGCTGAGGTGATAGGAGGACATTTGAAGAGTTAAAAGCAGAAGCAAGTAGACAGGGCTATCGCTTAGCTAAAAGTACCACTGGTTACTGCACTTGTCATGTTAGGCGAGAGGAACGCATTGATATTGATAATCCTCGCAGAAAATGTTTAAGATACGATTTTGTGTGCTATACGAAACAAGGATTAACGAAGTGTATAAGACGAGAGGAGAGGTGAGAGAATGAAGGGAACAATCGAGAACTATAAGGGTAGTCTTGGGTGCGCATGGATTCGTGGTGAAGATGATAAGATTTATTTTACACACGAACACGATTGCTTAAATAGCAAGAAATTGCCAAAAGGCAGTATAGTTGAATTTGAAGTGCAGGAAGCACAAGACTGGGAAACCCACGACAGAGCAGTTTCGGTCAAGAAACTCGGCTTAGGCTCACGCCATCCGTTTGCTATGGATGCTGAAAGAGTTGTAGAATTTCTTAAAAGTGTGGAGCAGTCTGAAGAACGGGATTATAGAATCAGAGATATGCAGGTTATTGCTGAATATTTCAGGCATTGTGAAGATTTTGAATGGTGTAGAACTCCGAGAGAGGTATTTCGTGCGAAATTACAGGTAAAAATGGAGGACGGACAGTGAGACTATAAAGAACTTGTTAGAAAAGGATTGCCCAAGTTACTAGAAAGGTATGTGATTGAAATGCTAAAAGGTGATATAAGTAACCTCTTCGCAGACACAGTTGTAATTGATGTTAATCTAATCTATCAACCGAAGAAAGAAACCCCGTTAGACAAAGCCCTATACCTGCTAAATAAGCCAAGATACAAGCTTGCTCACCCTTACATCCCGAGGTACCTAGAGGCTTTGTTCTACAATGGCTACTCGATATATCTGTTGGATAGAAACACGAGTCTTCGCATACCAGAGAGTCTGTTTGAAGATATGTGCTATTCAGAGTACATCCAGACGAATGACTTAGATGAGATAAGAGCCTTATTCGATATGAGGCAGGTCACAGTAGGGTTTGTTGACAGGGATGTTTCAGCACCCAGCTATCATAGAGATAAGTGCTGGAACTTTGTAAGTTGGCAAGACACTATGAATAAGATAAGGAGGGCATAATGTGTATGAAAAATAAACACGCTTGGTTAGCTGTATGCTTGGTGTTAGTAGGTTCAGTTATCGTACAGTCTTTAGCTATAGAGCAGAGACAGGATACAATCCTTGCTCAGGAGTCTACTATCGCATCTTTGACTGCTGATGTAGCAAATTTGAATCAGGCAATATATGAGCAGGAGGTGATGTACACAGAAAGAGAAAAAGTAATGACTCAGGAGATAGAAAAGCTTGAGTCAGAGGGAGTAGTCGTGGTAAGCTGTCTAGGGTATCCCCTGACACGGGATGAACTAGACTTACTCGCAAGATGCTGTCAGTCAGAGTCTGGAAGTACCTGCTTTGAGTCTCAGAGAAAGGTTCTCCATGTCATATTGAATCGTGTGGCAAGTGATAAGTTCCCAGACACGATAACCGAGGTAATCTATCAGAAAGGTCAGTTTGATGTAGTTACCTATGGTGCGATAAACACTCCTGCTACCGATGAGACTCTAGAGAACATTATGAATGAGCTTCTATTTACTGAAGAGGTTGTTCCTGAGGATGTTCTGTTCTTCCACGCTACCAGTATTGATGACCGTATCAACAGGGTGGTCTGGGATAGGTGTGAGGGTACTACTTTTACATACTAGAAAGGAATGACAATATGGACATTGAGAGAAGTCTAGTAGGTAAGATACTAGACACCAAGGACATTAGGACGGCTATAAAGAGCAAGATAAGTAAAAAGTTCTTTATAGGCGAGAGTAAGGATGTATATGAGTTCATGCTCGATTACTATGGTGAGTACTCAGAGGTTCCGTCAATGGATGTAGTCCAAAGGTACTTCCCTAGCTATGAGGTTGAACTGCATGAAGACCCGATGATGTACCTCATTGATGAAATGAGGGAAAGGCGAAAGTATAATCTGCTTGTTGATGGTGTAAATAGAATTGCAAAGTCTCTGGAAAAGCGTGATACTGATGAGGCTCTGAAACAGTGGCAAAAGCTAGGCACTGTAGTGATGATGGAGACGAATATCACCAAGGACAGGAACTTCACCGAGACTATGGATGAGAGACTTGAGCAGTATGAGAGTGCCAAGAAGCACCTAGGTATGACGGGTATTCCATATCCGTGGAAAGCCTTGAATGAGACAACAGGAGGCATCCTAGATGAAGAGTTGATTTCTCTGATAGGTTTCCAGTCTGTAGGTAAGTCATGGATATTGCTCACAATTCTGTACCACGCTTGGCTTAGCGGAAAGAAAGTAGTCCTGTTCACGAGAGAGATGTCAGTTGAGCAGATGCAGAGAAGACTTGACGCAATTCATTTTAGACTCCCGTATGATGACTTTAAGCTAGGTAGGCTGGGTCAGACATTAGAGGAACGATATAAGAAGAAGCTCCCTAGCCTTAAAGGTATGCCCGATTTTATTGTATCGTCCGATGAGGATGGTGGAGCGGGTATAGGTAGCATTAAGGCTAAGCTTGAGGAGTACCAGCCAGACATATTTGGTATTGATGGTGCTTACCTCTTAGGGGATGACCGAGGTGCTGATGCGGGGTGGGAAAGAATGATGCACATAACTCAGGACTGTAAAAGAATGTGTAGAGTGCTAGGAATCCCGGGTGTGATAACCTCTCAGGCTGATGCTTCAGCACAGGGAAAGCACGGTGTAACCCTAGGAGGTGTGGCATTTAGTAAGACCTCATTCGGTGCTGACTCTGATGTAGTTATAGGTATTGACGATATGATAGAGTTTAATCAGTGGAAGCTCAAGCTTCTGAAACAGAGGGAAGGCTCTAAGTTGAATTTCCAGATAGCTAAAGACTTTAGAACTATGCAGTTTACTCAAGTCGGAGAGGTAGAGCAAGTTTCAGATATATCAGACGAAATGGAGGAGCAGGGAGTAATTTATGGTTAAGATAGGACGATTTAAGAAGTTTCTGTTTAAGCACTTCCCGAAGATATTTAAGGTAAGTGAAGAGCTAGAGGAGACTGAGTTCAAGATGTCTCAGGATGAGTCTAAGTCTGTGCATATAGACTCACCATATATAGATTGGGTAGTCTATGCTGAAAGTTCCACGATATCTGTTACGGTTAAGCACACCTACAGTCGAAAGGGCGAGTGCTTGTTCTTTGATACAGAGGAAGTTAAACTGCCCTATATGTATGCTCATGCAGAGCCTCAGTTTATTAGACCTGATGGTAGTACTAGTATATCAGTATCCGATTTATCAGGTATGCCTGTGTTTAAGTTTAAGAATAAGATGTATGATGTTTCAAAGATATTCTATCCTGATTATGCTTCGATGCAGACTTTGAAAGGTAGACTGATAGAAAAGTCTAAGGATAAGTTCAGTATCCTAAAAGAATACACGGAGTGGGTCGAGCATATGAAGAGGGTGTCAATGGACATTATGATTAACGCAGGGAGTTAACTATGGCTATTGATGTTAGAGACCTAGTTCAATTCTGGAAAGACACGGGTAAAGTCAGAAAGGTGAATGATAGGGCTGAGGATATTCAGATATGTTGCCCAAGACCCCACTACAGGTATGACGATAAATCTGGTCAGGTAATCGAGCACTATGAGCGTAGACCCTCGTTAGGAATTAAGGTAGACAATGGTGTGTTTAACTGTCTTGCTTGTGGGTTTAAGGGCAGAATAGAGGAGCTTAATGCCGAGATAATGGGAATGAGCCTCTATGAGTCTATAAAGTTTCTCTCGGACAGGTATGACTTTGAAGAAGATGGTAGTCGAAAAGTAGAGAAAGAAGTAAAGAAACTGTCTGGGTATGACGAAAAGCTTCCAAAGGCTCATAAGCTAAAAGTGTTCTCTGATGAGTATTATGCCCCGTTTGTAAACAATGGTTGTGAGTACTTCGAGGGGAGAGGGTATAAGAAAAGCATCCTAGCTAAGTACCAGTTTGGGTTTGACCGTCTTCAGAAAAGAGCCGTGTTCCCTATTAGAAATCTCGATGGGGAGCTAGTAGGTATGATAGGTAGAGATGTGACTAATGAGAACAAGGTTAAGTTTCTTGTCTATAACTACAATGACAGCCTAGAGATTGAGGGTTGGGACAGGGGCTTAGTCGTGCATTTTTCAAAGCCTAGAAAGAATGACATAGTGGTAGTTGTAGAGAGCGGTCAGGATGTGCCTTGGGGAGACCAGATAGGGCTTACAGTGTATGCTGATATAGCTTCTATTCTTGGCAGTAAGATAACCGATAGGCAGGTTGAGATTTTAAGCTCCTACTCAGAGGTGGTTCTAGCACTAGACAACGACTATGCTGGAGATAGAGGTACAGAAAGAGCTTTGGAAATGCTAAAGGGAAGAACAGAGGTTTCTGTTATGAAGTACCCCGATGGGAAGAAAGACTTGGGGGATTGTAACTTTGATGAGGCTTACATGGCTTTCCTCACTAGAAAGACCCCGATAAGTGCCTTAGTTGAAAAGCTCAGAATAATTGAAGATTAGTGTTTACATTGGAACTTGTATATGGTATACTAAGTATTAGTCAGGAGGTAGATAAATGAAATGCCCCTGCTTGAACTGCCCTGATAGGACGGAGGGTTGTCACTCAGACAGTGTTTGCAAAAGAGGATATCCCGAGTGGAAGAAGTCTCAGGATGAGCTTAAAGAAAAGATTAGAAAACGGAAAGAAGTAGACAGACTGCTTTCGGAGGGGTCTGTAAGGAGGAAAGGTAGTATATGAGTACTCTAGAAGTTTTGTACCCGATGCTTGCCAGCGGAGGCAAGGTAACAGATGAGATGCTAGCAGACAATAGTGATTGGTTAGCACAGGAGAAGATAGATGGAAGTCGGTATATGATGTTTATGACCCCTTGTGGAAACCGATTTACTAGCCGTCAGAAGTCTAGAAAAACGGGAACTCCCGTAGAGAAAACTGATAATGTCCCTCATTTAAGTCAGTTGATAGTTCCTGCATTATTCGGAACAGTCCTTGATGGGGAGATTCAGCACTCAGATTTCAGTCAGACAGTTTCGATAATGGGCTCACTTCCTGATGAGGCGATAAGAAAGCAAGAAAAGCTTGGCTACATTAGTTACAAGGTATTTGACATAGTTAGATACAGAGGTAATGATGTAACAGACTGTGGCTATGAGAAAAGAATAGAGCTTGCTGAGAAAGTAGTAAATGAAATCAAAGTTAAGTACCCTGAGTCTAAGATTGAGGTTCTTCCTGTGTACACAACAGGAAAGCTTGATAAGTTTCACGATATAGTCTACAGTGGAGGAGAAGGTCTTGTACTAAAGTACAGGTACTCAGCTTATGAGCTGTCCCACAGTGAGCCTAAGAGGAGTAAGTATCAAATAAAGCTTAAGAAGTACCTGACTGATGATGTAGTAATAATGGGTGCTACTTCCCCAACTAAGTACTATGATGGCGGTGATAAAGACTGGCAGTATGTTCTGGACGGAAAGAAAGTCACAAGGGCTTGGTACAAGGGATGGATTGGAGCAATTAAGTTCGGAAAGTATGTAAATGGAGAACTGGTAGAGCTAGGTCAGACCTCAGGTATTGACGACTCGATGAAGATGCTCTTATCTGATGGTAAGCACGGAATTAAAGCCGAGTACCTTGGTCAGACAATGGAGATTGGGGCTATGGAGCAGATTAAGAAAACAGGAGCTTATCGACACCCTAGGTTCATTAGACTCAGACCTGATAAGAACGCAGAGGAATGTGTACTATGAGCGATGTGTATGACCTGCTTAGGGAGATAGTCGGAGATGACGCTAAGGTATTTGTAGAACCCAGCTATGAGTCAGCTATAGTGGGAACGACAGATGACGATAGGGTTGTATACGACTATGACCTTATGCTTGAGTACTTAGTCAAAGAAAAGGGTATGGACTTAATGGAAGCCGCAGATACAATATCATACGACACGATTAAGTCCTTGTCCTTTAGTGGTTCAAAAGCTCCAGTAATTCTATTCAGATTTGGAGGTTTAGATGCTAGGTTGTAAAAAGATATACAAGAGTCTTGTATCAGACGAAGTAAGAAAGTCCATGATGATAAAGAATCAGGACTACTTTAAGAAATTAGCACTAGGTTTGTCTACCAGAGGAGTTCCTATGGAGATACCTCTGTTCACAGAAGATGACGAGTATATGTATATTCCCAGAGATTTGAGCATACCCAAGGAGATTGAGGATAGGTCAGAAGACTACAGGTCTACAGGTACTTCAGTGTCATTTAACTGTTCAGTTACTCCAAGGAAAGAGCAGATACCCGCAATCAAGAAACTGACTGAGACTACTGATGGTATTCTTGAAGCGGGATGCGGAAAAGGAAAGACAGTTATGGCTATCAAGGCTATGTCAGAGATAGGTGTAACTACTTTAGTTCTTGTGCATAAGGATTTTCTGCTTGAACAATGGAGAGACAGAATTAGAGAGTTCACGGGAGAAGAAGCTGGTGTAGTTAAGGGAAAGAAATGTGACTTTAACGGCAGAAAAGTAGTTGTTGGTATGGTTCAGTCATTTATGAATCCAGAGAAGTATCCTGAGGAGTTGTTTGGGTATTTTGGTCTAGTAATCACTGATGAGGTGCATAGAATCGGCTCTCAAGAGTGGAGTAAGGTAATCAAGCTCTTCCCAGCAGAAAGACGCTGGGGTTTGACTGCAACTCCGAAGAGAGCTGATGGTATGGATGCAGTGTTTAGGGCTCACATGGGCGACATAGTTTACACGATAAAGGGAGAGAACCTAGTCCCTAGAGTCGCATTTATTGAAACGCCCTCTCAGGTGAATGTTCGTGATATTGTAAACAGATTTACAGGTCAGCCCAGTATCCCAGCCTTGCAGACTATTTTGTCCAAGGACGAAGTAAGAAATGCTCAGGTACTATCCGTTCTTTACAAAGCTCTTAAGAGTGGTAGAAAGATTCTGGTTCTGGGAGATAGGGTAGACCAGCTAGAGAGTATGGTTAGCACAGTAAACTCGTCCTACGCAGGAAACCCAGCTATGCTGTATGTAGGAAAGACTAAGCAATCCGAGAGGGAACACGCATTGGATAAATCTGTTAGAGCAATCTTTGGAACTCTATCCCTAGCAAAAGAGGGGCTGGACATTCCTGAGTTAGACACACTGATGTTGATTTCCCCGAACTCTAGTGATAGCACTCTTCAGCAAGCAACAGGTCGCATCCTTAGAGAGTGCGAGGGTAAGAAAGAGCCTATTGTCATAGACTTCTATGATGTCAATATAGGAATATGTAAAGGTATGATGGAAAAGAGAAAGAGATTGTACCTGAAGCTAGGATATCGAATTTAAGAAAGGAGCAGAAATGGTAGGAGTAGGTAGTGTTATTCAGGTTAACGAGTTAGTCCCAGAATGGGCTGGGTGCTTGATGATTGTTAACGAGGTAAAAGACTGGGGTGTGACCGCAGGTCTAAAAGTCCCTATGCAGGGAGTAGCTTATCTTAGGCTTACGCACTCTCAGTATGAGTTTATCGGAGATGCTGTGTTCATGGAGGTAAGAGATGAGTGAGTTTTTTAAGGGTAAGCCGATAAGTGATATGGATGTTACAGAGCTTTTGCTAGCTATATCAGAAACAGCAAATCGTCTGTACACTGGCACAGGTGAGGAGCGATATAAACGCACCTCCGATTTTGCAGATGGTTTGCTTGTAGCAGAAAGATACGGAATGAATGAGGATGAAGCAATTAGAGCGGCTATGATTCATACCGTTGCAAGTAATCCTGAGTGGGGGAAGAGTAATGAGTAATGTGGATAGGCACAAGGTAATATGCGAGGAGTTGAACGCTCTCTACAAGAAAAAGAATGCAGATTATGGAGATAGCTTTCACCTCACTTTTTTAGAGGAAGGTTTCGCAATGTCTAGGATTAGACTTAGCGATAAGCTTAGTAGGTTTAAGCAGTTAACCAAGTTACAGTATGAACAGTATGTGAAAGATGAGTCCGTCAGAGATACTCTTATTGACCTTGCCAATTATGCGATAATGACTATAATGGAGATGGACAGATTTGAGCCTGATTGCGAGAAAATCGTAGATAATATTTTAGCAAGGAGTGTAGCTCAGAATGACAGGAAATGAATATCAGAAACTCGCAATGAGAACTAATGATGGTATGTGTACTTACAGGCTTACAAAGCTAATTAGTAATGCCAATGTAGATGAGTATATAGGATGCCTTATCAATGCCTGTCTTGGTTTATCAGGAGAGGTTGGAGAGTTAAATGATATGGTTAAGAAGTGGATATTCCACGAAAAAGACCTAGATGAAGTTCATCTGAAGAAGGAACTAGGTGATGTTATGTGGTATGTTGCAATGTTCTGCCATAGTATGCACTGGGAGTTAGATGAGATACTTCAGATGAATGTTGATAAACTCAAGGCAAGATACCCAGATGGGTTTGATGTAGACCTCGCTAATCACAGGTCAGAAAATGATATTTAATGGAGGAATAAGAAATGGCAACAAGTAAAGCAGAGGCAGTATTAGCAGTACTCGGTCTTGAAATCGAGGGAAAGAGCAATCGTGAAATCTATGATATCTGGAAACAGGCTAAAGAAGTAGAAGCAATCCTGAAGCAGTTTATGGACTCCTGCAAAAAGGAGATGTTCAAGAATGCTGAACAGGATGGCGTAAAAGACGAAAAGGGTTCTGTGAATATGCGGTACGATGATGGCAAGGGCTACCAGAAACAGGCTCGTGTGTCTATGACCCTTAATCAGGGTAAGGCAATCAGCTTCCTTAGAAGTAAGGGCATGGAGGAGCTTATCAGTAAAAAGCAGATGCTCCCTAAGGAGACTGATGAGGATTATGCTACTGTTGTAGGTATCATAGCCCAGAGCAACCCTGACCTGCTCGAGACTATTGAGCTTGTGGAAGAGTTGGATTTAGAAACTGCAATCTATGACGGAAAGATTGAGTCATCAGACCTTGAGAATCTGGTGGATAAGAAAGTGACCTATGCCCTCGTTGACCTTGATAAGGCTAAGGGAGGCTCCAAGGGATGAACAGTAAGGGGCATTTGATTCTGTCTCTGATAAAGTCAGTGATTAGAATCGTAGGCTGTTTCGTTGGAGCTTACACAGGTAATTTCCCTTTAGGATTTATGATTCTAGCCTTTGCTGAAGCTCTAGGCGTAACTGAGGAACTGGTTGACAAAAGATAAGGAAGAGGTGAGTATATGGAAGTAATGGAGGTAAAGGGCAAGAAAGTTACCTTTTACACGATAGGGGAGTTTGCTAGCTTTATAGAAAGAGACTCCCAGACCATTAGAAAGTGGGAATACAAGGGTGTACTCCCGCCCACGGTTTTTAAGCGTAGAACAGGCGTTAGGATTTATCCTGAGGCTCAGGTATTCTGTGTTAAGAAGCTGATTAAGAAATTTAAGCTTCAGCAGGGTAAGCCTATTCCTGAAGAGTTCAAGATTGCCGTAGCAGAAGCTAGCAGAGAAATCACGGCTGAGATATTGAAAGGCGGTGATGCTTAATGATTGTCGTAAGTTGATGCAGTTTTAGATAAACTGCGTGGAAGAAAGTTTAAGAAAAGATGTAACAAGTAAAAGTTTAATTAAAGGAGACTAAGACATGGCAGTAAACACTGATGGAGTTGAACTCCGTAGAAAACAGGCAACAGACCTCATTACTGAGGGTATGCCTAAGGTAGTAGCTAAGTATTCATTAGGCTTCACAGTAAATCTCGGTAATTATGAGAGTGCTAAGATTGAAAGTGGGATTGAGATTGAGGGTACTATCGACAATCTCTCAAAGCTCCAGATGATGGCTCAGGAAGAAGTAGAGTCTCAGGTTCAGATTCAGATAAATGACCTTAAGTCTCTCAAGAGTCCGAACCAGACTCTTCTCGGTGCATTGAAGTAAGTAGAATAAAGCCAAAAGCTAGTATAATTAGGAGGAAATAATATGTCTATTGGAAATTGGTTTAAGAGCGGTTATTCCGCAGTGGAAGAGCATGATGCTGAGGCTAAGGCTAAGAAGGAAGCCTATGAAAATGGTGGAGGCTCTTTTGTCCCCTCGGTTATGTTCAGTGAAAATCAGAGCAGAACTCTTCGTTTCCTTATGGAAGAGCCTGTGACCTTTAAGGAGCATTATCTGCCCAATGTAAAGGGTGCTAGAACCTACACCTGCATGGAGGGTATGGAGGATGTTCATGGTAACAGACTTGAGTGCCCGTTCTGTGCTAGTGGTAACAAGCCCTCATTTAGAGGTGCTTACCTTGTAATTGACCGTAGCGAGGACACTTGGACTAAGAACGGTCAGGAGCACTCAGCTAAGAATCAGATTAAGCTCTTCAAGCAGGGAATCAGCACCCTTAAGGTTCTTGAACAGACCAACAAGAAGAGAAAGCTGGCGGACTGGGAAATTGAGGTCACCAGAACTGGTAGCGGTACTGACAGCCGTTACACTCCCATTCCTGAAGAGAAAGTTCCTCTGTCCGAGGAAGATGAAAAGAAGATTTCGGCTTGCCTTGGCGATAAGACTATCGTTGATAAGGTTATCGACCTTGTTAAGCCTGTGAGTGTTGAAAAGGCTTATGAAGTTCTTGGAGTTAAGCCTAAGGCTACCACTCCTGCAAACGCCGCCTATGATGATGGCAGTGGCATCGGGCTGTAATTAAGCATCTATATCGGGGCTGGGCTAGCCCTAGCCCCAGAAATCAAAGGAGACTAGCTATGGCAAATATTGATGCAGTGATTAAGGAACTGAACAAGAAGTTCGGAGCGGGAGTAGTTATGAGAGCTAGCGAAGCTAAGGCTCTTGAGATTACCCGAATCCCCACAGGCTCATTAGCTCTTGACATCGTTACGGGTGGTGGTATCCCTGAGAGCAGAGTCACCCTACTGACAGGTGGGTATAGCTGTGGTAAGACCGCAGTAGCTACTAAGATAGTGGCAAATGCCCAGAGGTTGTTTAAGGAACGCTATGAGAATGGCGAGGACAGAGTTTTCAAGAAGTGTGTATGGATTGATGCCGAGGGAGCATTTGAGGATGAATGGGCTAAGAAGCTAGGTGTAGACCTTGAAACTCTTATGGTGTGCAAGCCTGAGTTCGGTGAGCAGGCATTAGACATCGCAGATGTAATGACAAAGACAGATGATGTCGGTCTTATAGTCCTTGACTCGATTGCCGCCCTTGTTCCTCAGGCAGAAGCAGATGAGTCTATGAATAAGTTGTTCATGGGCGATGCCGCTAAGATGAATAATAAGTTCTTTAGAAAACTGTCAGGCGGTATGAACGGTAGGGATATGAGTGATGTCTCAGAGAAAGCTCCTACAGTAATCCTGATAAATCAGATTCGTGAAAAGATAGGAGTTATGTATGGAAATCCGAACACCCTGCCCGGAGGTAAGGGTCAGGAGTACTCTGCATCACTTATTCTTGAACTGAAAAGAGGAGACTGGATTCAGTTCAAGATGGATAAGAACGGAACTCAGGTAGAGGAAGTTGTAGGTCAGTGGATTAAGGCAATCGCCACAAAGAATAAGACGGCTCCTCCGAAGAGAACTGGTGAGTTCAGGTTTTTCTTTAATGACACTCCGTACACATTCAAAGCTGGAGACATTGACACCGCTGAGGAGATTGTACGGTATGCTATCAAGTACGGCGTAATCGAAAGACGAGGGGCATATTACTTCTTAGCAGGTAAAGAAAACAGTATTCAAGGTCAGGACAATGTTGTTAAGTACCTCAGGGACTATCCCGAAGAGCTTAACAGACTGTATGCACAGGTTATGAAGATAGCAGTGCATACCAAGCCCAAAGAAGTCGCAGGAGAAAGCGAGGGAGAGAATCGTGGCGAAGAATAGTGGAGTAGTCAGGGCGGTTGACGATATAGGTAGAATTGTCATCCCGAAAGAGTACAGGACTTCCCTAGGTATATCTGATGGTGAAAATCTCGAGATGACCCTTAAAGGGGATAAGATAGAGATTAGGAAGTACTCCAAGTCTTGTGTTTTCTGTGGAGATATAGCAGATGAGTTTATACTTCTGAGTAAGCCTATCTGTGGAAAGTGCAGACAGACGCTCAGAGAGCAGGTACAAGGTATTGGCTAAGCCTCCGAAGTGGTTTCTGGATTCTGGAGAAAAGTCGGTAAAGCAGAAAGCTAATGAACAGGAGAAGTCCTTTGCTAAAAGAATGAAAGACCTTGGAGCAAAGCAACAGCCTGTTAGCGGGGCTTTGTGGTTCGCAAAGGGTGATGTCAAGATAGGAGATATTGCTCTAGGCGACAACAAGCAAACGATTCATAGCTCCTTTAGTATTACGGCTCAGATGTGGAAGAAGATTTCAGAGGAGTGTGTAGACCAAAGAAAGCTATTCCCATTCTTGCAGATAGAGATGAAAGATGCAGAGCCACTAGTTGTAATCTCTGAGGGAGATTTTGAGATGCTTTTAGAGGCTTTTCTTAGTAAAAGTAATTGACACTTGTACCAAGTAGTAGTACAATGATACTTGTAAGGGCAAAGCACTGGGAGTGATGTCTCCCAGTGTAGCCCTTGTACACAGAAGATTAGTAGATATGGTTAATGAAAAAGGAGTAGATACAATGTCATTAAAAGATGTGCTTAAGACTATGAAAGCGGATACAGTTCTGATAGGAGAACTTGATAGATACCTGCTTAAGCCCTCAAAGGGTTCAGGATATGTCAAGGACGATAGAGAGCAAGGGTGCTGGCACCCCTCTTCACTGTCAGGATGTATTCGTTCTTTGTTTTTACAGAGAGTAGGAGTTCCTAGCAAAGATAAGCCCTCTTCTCAGGGTAAGAGAATTTTTGATGTGGGTCACCATTTCGGGTATATCTTGCAGGAGTACCTATATGATATGGGAATACTGTATGGTGAGTGGAGATGCAAAGAGTGCGGTGAGAGATGGACAGACCTCTTTGAGAACCCCAGCCCTAGAGTTTGCCCTCATTGTGGTAAGAAGCTGTACATCTGGAGTAACCTCGACTATCTTGAAGTGCCCATAGAAGATGATGAAAACAATGTAAAAGGTCACGCAGACGCTTTGATTAAGACCCTAGGAGTGTACAGGGTAGCTGAGTTTAAGTCCATTAAGAACAGGGATGCTAAGACTAGCCCCAGAGCAGTTACCTATGACGACCTGACTCAGCCTAAAGATGACCACAGATGGCAGGTTCAGTATTACACTTGGGTTCTTAGTAAAAAGGCTGAGGAGCTGGGTTATAGATGCGAGGACTGTTTGGTTCTGTATATGTCTAAGAATACTCAGGAATTGAAAGAGTATCCTATGAAGCTTATGTACGAGCTGTATGTATCCCCACAGGTTGAGAAATTGAACAAGCTCAATGTATGCCTTGCCCAGAATGTAATTCCAGAGAAGCCGGTGGGTTGTGACTGTAGATGGTGTGGTTACAAGGATGTTTGTAGTAAGCTTGGAGATGCTCAAGTAGAAGAATGGACTGTTAGTGAAGCTCTAGGAGGTAAGAATGAAACTTAAGATAGGCTTTTATCCGATTGTAGGTGACTGCCTACACGCAGGGCATATTCTTGCTATGAAAGAAGCTAAAGATAATTGTGACTTCCTCATTGTAGGAATGAACTGTGCTCCTGATGGCAAGGAACCCATTCAGTCTGTGTATGAGAGATTTATTCAGCTAGATGGAGTTATGTACGCAGATAAGATTATACCCTATGCTGGTAGGTCTGATATGGAGACTTTGGTTAGTAGCCTAGATTATGACATTCGATTTGTAGGCTCCGACTACATTGACAGGGATTGGGATGGTAAAAGCATCGAAAGGGCTCTAGGTAAGGAGGTGTACTTTCTGTCTAGAAACCACTCAATGAGTAGCACTAGTCTTAAGGATAGAATAGTGTCTAGGTGGAAAGAAGACAATTTGCCCAAGACACAGTGTGGTGACATAAGGTGAGCCAAGCAAATTATGAGATACGAGTGACTAGTGACCCGTTGTCTGGCACATATACTGTAGTGTCCTCAAGAGGTAAGTCTTCAGGGTTGACTATGGATGAAGTTTTAGCTTTGCTTGCGGGTCTGGATTTAGAAAGGTTTAATAATGATGGTGAAAGAGTAAATGAAGATAGTAGATGCTAGTTATGAGATAATGAATCCATTTAGTGACTATATGACCAATGAACAGTACTTTGAGTGTATGCAGAGGCATATAGAAAAGGTAGGTAGAACTTGCTATAAGTCCGAGGGTATGATTAAGGATAATAGCTACAAGTCCTTTGTGTCTGGTCTCATCCAGAGGGGTCATCTAGCTATGGTTGAGCATAGCAGCCTTACAGTTAAGTTCACTTGTGATAGAGGAGTTAGTCACGAGATAGTTCGCCATAGGATAGCTTCCTACGCTCAGGAGAGCACTCGTTACTGTAACTACACTCAGGGCAAGTTCGGTGGAGAGATTACTGTAATAAAGCCCTTTATGCTTGTAGAGGGTACAGACGAGTACTGGGCATGGTATAATGCTTGTGCATCAGCAGAGGTTGAGTACAATAGACTCATAGCTCTTGGTGTAAAGCCTGAGATTGCTCGTGGTGTTCTGCCTAATAGTCTCAAGACTGAGATTATTGTTACAATGAATTTAAGGGAATGGAGACATTTCTTTGAATTAAGAGCTCTGGACAAAACGGGGAGAGCTCACCCTCAGATTAAGGAGGTTGCTGGAAAGCTTCTGGCTGAATTAGAGGATAAGATGCCCGTTGTATTCAAATTTGAAAAGGAGTAAAGAAAATGCACGGAACTGTAAAATGGTTTGACCCCAAGAAAGGCTATGGATTTATCCTTGGCGATGACAAGAAGGAGTACTTTGTTCATTTCTCCGCAATCCTGACGAATGGATTCAAGACTCTGCACGAGGGTGACGAGGTACGATTTAGTACTGATGTGGACAAGAAGGGTGTTAAGGCTATCAATGTGGAGGTACTGTGATGGTTGAGATAACTCGTATTCACAATGTTGAAGTTACCTGCATAAGCTACCTCGAGAGCGAGACCAAGGAAGAAGAGGCAAAGCGTATCAAAGAGGCTGTTAAGGAAGCCACAGGTGCTGATTGTGTTAATGTAATCAGCACTAAGGAATTCATTATGGAAAAGGAGTAAGTTATGGAAGACCTTGATAAGAGACTGTTTGACAAGAAGCTTGCTGAGTCTGCGGAGCTTAGAATCCGTGCTGACCATAAGCTTGAGGATTTCACGACTAAAGAGCTGACCTTTAAGGCTAATGGTGCAGTTAAAGCCGTATTTGAAAACGAGGCTAAGAAAGTGGTGGTAGTATCTGAACCCGAGGATACTGTGTACCGATACTACTATGACTCTCTGATTGAAAAGGGTATGCTCAAAGAAGACGAAGTCCCCGCTGTGGACTTTATCAGACTCTACAAGGGTGGCATCCCCATTGATATGATGGCTCAGGCTCTCCAGTAATGTAATTAGGAGGTGGAAATATGCCAGACACAGAAGAAAGAACTGTAGGCTTTGTACCTAAAGAGGTAGAGGATGTAAAGTCCTTTAAGTATAGGGAAGAAGCAAAAGCAAAAGTACTAAAGGCAGGGTTACTGTTTCCAGCACAGCCGAATATTCCAGAGGAGCTATTAGATGATACAGGTCATCTGATGTTGCCCAACGATTTAACCGCAGTGACGGATGATGAGTTAGGTATGTATCTGACTATCTTTACAGGAATGAGTTCATACGGAGAGGGTGTAGTTGCAAATGCTGACATAGACTGGACTGTGGCAGACAGAGTAGCTACCTTCGCTGAAAGGTATGAAATCATTCGATTGCCCAAGGATAGCCAGAAGAATGACGACTTACGATATGGTGCAGTTCAGAGGCTGGGTTATATCAGAGATTTGCGTAAGGACGAGCTTGAGAAACAGTCCACTTTGAAGATGGTCAGGGCTATGGTTTCAGGCTATGATAAGATGCTGAACGCAGTTTCTAGAGAAATAACCCGAAGAGCCAACACCTTTAGAGCTGAAAGCTACGGAGAAAGCATTTATAATCGGTAGGAGGCAATATGGCAAGAAAACGAAAATCACAGGCTGAGATTGAACTGCAACAGCTCACGGCTATGAAAAGCGAGTTAGACCCTCAGTTCTATGAGAAGAAATGCAGTGAACTGACGGCTAAGATTGCTCAGTCTAAGCGAGGTAGAAGTAGCAAGAACAAGGGTGCGAACTATGAGAGGGCGATAAAGAAGGTATTTAAGAGTACTCTGGGTATCGACCTTGAGAGGACTCCACTTAGTGGTGGGTTTGCTAAGAGCAAGAACCTGAACCCAGTTAAGGGAGACTTAAACTCGCTAGATGACTCGATTAAGTTCAACTTGCATATAGAGTGTAAGAACCACAAGACTTGGAGCATAAAAGAGTGGTGGAGACAAGCCTCAGAGGATTGTCCAAAAGGTAAGTATCCAGTAGTCATAATGCACCAAGGTCAGGAGAATAAGGATGGTAAGAGAGTCCAAGAAGCTTGTGACTTCGTTTTCTTGCGTTTGTCCGATTTCCTAGACCTAGTAGATAGGAATAAGATTATAGAAAAGTAGCATGATGCTAGATGGAGGTGACTTTATGAATGATAGACAGTCGGTTGTGCTTAAAGTAGCAGGTGGCAGTAATCCTCACTCAGTAGGAGGTTCTATAGCTAAGAATATCCAAGAGGGTAAGGATGTGTCTGTTAGTGCTATCGGAGCAGGAGCGGTAAATCAGGCTATGAAAGCAGTCGCCATAGCAAGAAGTTTCTCTGCCCAGTCTGGAGCAGACCTTTTGGTTAGAGTTGGCTTTGAAGATGTCATTATTGATAATGAACAGAAGACTGCTATGAAGTTTACAATCGTTGTTAGATAAGAGGAGGTGTTATGTATGTCTTGTGGAAAGAAAGGCTGTGGTGGCGGTGGAAGCACTGGCACTGGTAAAAAGAAAGGTAAAGGCAAAGGAGCAAAGAAGTAATGGAAGGTAGTATGACCCTGCACTGGGAGGGTGCTTTTGATTCAGCCCACCGTCTATACGAGTATCAGGGTAAGTGCAGTCATCTGCACGGGCATAGATGGACAGTCAAGGTGGATATAGCTATCGGCACTATGAGGTACCTAGATGATGGAATCTCGGTTGACTTCAATGTCCTCAAGGATATCATCAATGGTCTTGACCATAAGTACCTTAATGAGGATGTAGTAGACTTTGGCTTCCTTAGTCCCTCAGCCGAGAATATCGTCCAGTATCTTGCAGAGGAGATTTCCAAAGCTCTAGTAGGTAAGCAGGGAAATCCCCGTCTTAAGCGGATTGAGTTGTTTGAGACCCCGAATAATAGCATAGTACTCGAGTACTAAGGAGGCAGTAAGATGCAGAAGTTTAAGGTAAATGATATGTTCGTTTCCGTTCAGGGAGAGGGCATCGATGTAGGTATGAGGTGTTTGTTCATCAGGTTTGCGGGTTGCAACTTGAACTGTGAATGGTGTGACACAGAATGGAACACAGTAGCTTTTGAATGTGACTCTATCGAGCTTATCGAAAAAGTCAAGGAGCATCAAGGTATCGGGTATGTCATCTTAACTGGTGGCGAGCCCCTGATTCAGAATGGTGAGGAACTCGAGAGCCTTTGTATCAGCCTTAGAGGTATGGGCTATAAGGTAGCAGTTGAGACTAATGGCACTATAGCTCCGACTAAGTTCGGTGCACCTAGGCTCATGTTCGACCTTATGGCTATTAGCCCTAAGCTTGGCTCAGCTAAGAACAAAGTTTCTGCTGAGTACACTCATACGGCTGAATGGTCTAATCTGACTAAGGTTCAGGTTAAGTTCGTAATTGCTAACGAGCAGGATATGCACGAGGCTCTTCTGTATATGAGCGATTATGCGTTTGATAAGGACACTGTGCTCATATTCCAGCCTGAGGCTGGCACTGTTGAGGATTCGGGATATCAGAAAATGCTTGAGTACTACCTCGATGAAACAGGTGGTATTGACCTTGGGTTTGAAACTCGTTTTCTGCCCCAGATTCATAAAATGGTTAATGTAAAATGAGAGGAGTAAAGACATGGTAGAGATTAAAAGAACAGTAACAGAGAGTGTTGTAGCCTCTGACGGACAGGAGCTTTGTTCAGGTGATAAGGTTCTCCTTAAGGTTGGAACACAGTTTGTGCTCACGACTTTTGTAGGATTTGATAAAGGCTATATCGTAACGAAGAACCTCGATGATGAGATAGTTAAGTACAGAAGAGCTTCTATTGAAAAGTGTCAGAGAGTACTCGATATCAGCTTCTGTTCAGGAGGTGCTGAAAATGCCCTCTGATACTGTGACTTGTGATAAGCTCATAATTGAGCGAGAGAATAATGAGTATGTTCTGTCCCGTCATCTTGAGGAGAGACTGACAAAGGCAGACATTAAGAAAAGAATGACCGACATCGAGAATGAGAAGAATAGACTCTCAAATGAGCGTGACAAGGCTTTTCAGTTCCTGAGTCAGGCAGCGGACGGAATTGCAGAGTGCGATAGGAAAATCCAAGCCCTTAAGGATGCCCTCGAAACAGGTCATGGAGAAATGTAAGGAGGAGTCCTGATGAATATGACAAGGGTGGAACACGCTATCCGAGTAATTCTCGAGGAAATTGGGGAAGACCCTGACAGAGAGGGTCTTGTTGAAACTCCAAGCCGAGTAGCTAGGATGTTCCAAGAAATCTGTGGCTCACTTCAGAAAGAGCCTCCTGCACTTAAGGTATTCACAAATGACGCTGGTTACGACCAGATGATTATTGTAAAGGATATACCGTTTTACTCATTGTGTGAGCATCACCTAGCGACCTTCTTTGGTACGGTATCCATAGGGTATCTCCCTAATGGAAAGGTTGTAGGTCTTAGCAAGATGGGTAGAACTGTTGAGTACTTTGCTAGAAAGCCTCAGCTTCAGGAGAGACTGACACAGGAGATTGCTGATTATCTGTTCGAGGGTATTCAGCCTGAGGGATTGATTGTTATGGCAAAGGCTCGTCATATGTGTGTGGAGAGCCGTGGTGTCAAGAAGTCAAACTGCCCAACAGTTACTTGTGCCATTAAGGGTAAGATTGATAAGCAGGAGTTTCTTAATCTGCTTGAGTCAACAAAGTAGTATTGATGGGTAGTCAGTCCAGTACTGGCTACCCTTTTGTATTAGGAGGAGACATGATACAGGATTGTTCCGAGTGTTGGTATTTTGAGAGGGGAACGCTTTCGCCAGAGTGCTACAACTGTGAGGTGATAAAGGATATGCGAAAGAAGAGAAAACCGACATTGGTAATAGATATAGATGGGGTTATAGCCACAGGCACAGTTAAAGATGTGTACAGTGAAGAGGCTGGATGGGCGTATGAGAATTGCACTTTGGTAGAGGGTGCGAAAGAGGCTCTAAGTGAACTTTGTAAAGAGTACCGAATAGTTTTGTCCTCCTCTCGATGGAAGTCCGACCTGAGAAAGACAATGGTATGGATTAGAGAAAATCACCTTGAGAACTACATCGAAGAGGTTCAGTTAGGACTCAAGCCCTCCGCAGTTGCCTACATTGATGACAAGGGGTATAGGTTCGAGAGTTGGGAACAGACCTTGAAGGATTTTTTAGATGGTAAAGAAAAGTACAGTGTTTTGCCTGAGGGTGTAAAATAGGAGGTAGCCTATGATTTATATTGTAAACCCATGGGGAGAAGAAAGCCAAGGTAGCTGGGTTAGAGATTACCTTGATGGAGTTCATAGAGGTCTCAGTGGTATGTGCATCAGCCATAAGGAGTTGTCTAATAAGTTCTCTAATGAGTTAATGAAAGAGCTATTAGCTCTGCCCGAGAATAGCATAGTGTGGTTTACGGTTTACGAGAACGAGTTTGCGGGCATCCTTAGAAAAAGGAGACCTGACTTAAAGCTGGTAGCCCATGCACATGGTACCAAGACTATGTGGCTTGAGCCCTCGTATATTCACAATGCACAGGTTTTTGAGGATAAGCCTGAGGTGATAGAAGCTAAGTATGAAGATGTATATGACCTTTTGTTCTGCAACAGTGAGTATCAGAAAAGCTTTATGACCCATAAGGACAAGGCTGTAGTTACAGGGTTCCCACTCGACTTAGACTTGTACAGTTACAAGCTCCCCAGTCACTCCGAGTTTGTCAGTAAATCAGTAGTAATTAGCCAGAGATTCAGCATGGAAAAGAACTTGCCTATAGCCCTATGGTTTTGCCGATTGCTCATTGATAAAGGGTATTCCGTAATATGGTGCTACGGTGCTAAGACTGGAGACTTTGAACTGCTTAGTGACTATGTTGAACAAGCAAAGCAAATGGGAGTGTTAATGAAGTACAACAAGACTAAGGCTGACTACTATGACACACTTGGACATTGTGAGTATGTCCTAACGACTTCCCTATATGATACCCTGAGCCTTAGTATGGTGGAGGGAGCACTTGCAGGGTGTAGGGTAGTAGCCCCGAGTATGATGTGCTTTCCCGAGTATATGCTTGAGACTAATATGTACGAGCCTTTCTCTGGAAAGGATTTGCTCAGAGCTATGGACACGGCTCAAGTGGGTGAGCTTGGGTTCTGCTCAGATGGGAATAGGCTCTATGACAGCAAAGTCGTAGTTTGGAATATGATAGAGGCTATGTATAAGAAAGGGTTCATTATATGAGTATGAAGATAGCTGTAGTAAGGATGTCTGAGTATAATAGCCTCCTGAACCCCGTACTAGAGAAGCTAAACGGTTCAGAGATAGTAGAGATTCAAGAGCATACAGAAGTGCCAAAAGGGTATATGGCATTGACTTGTAGTAGAATCGCCACTCAGAACTCTTCTCAGCCTGTGTTTGACTTGTCTCACGGTGTGTTCTGGAACAAGAGTGGTGCAGAGGTTTTTGACACAGGGGTTCGTGAGGATTACTATGTAGCATCTAGCCCCTATGAGATTGAGATGCTCTCCTTGAAAGGAATCCTTCCTAGGATACGAAAAGTGTATCCCGTAGGTAGACCCGACCTAGACACACTGTACAACTTAGAAAAGTCTAGACCTAAAAATCGTAGAAAGTCTGTGCTATATGCCCCGACTTGGAATTATGAGTTGAATGGTGGTATAGTGGAGATTAAGAAAAACATCCTCGAACTCAAGGATGTGTGTAGTGAACTGAATCTAGACTTCCGTGTTGCTATGCACCCATATATTCTAGATAGACATTGGGATAGGTTCTTGTCTGAGCAAGGCATAAGGTATAGAAAAAATGATGAGCCATTTATACCTCTGCTTTCCTATGCTGACATACTTGTCGGGGATTGTAGTAGTAATATAGAGCAGTTCTTGCTAACAGGTAGACCAATAGTTTTGTATAACTCCTTTGACTGGTTCAACGGATTTGCCTACCCTGATAGCTGTATGCTTAGTGATGATATTGAGCCTTTAGCTCCCCGTCTAAAGGATGTGCGAAAGGTGTCATATCAGTTCACGGGTCAGCATATGATTAAAGGGTGCATCGAGCTAGCATTAAATGAGGGATATAGGGAACAGTCCGCTAGGAGCCAGTTGAAAAGTGTCCTCTGGGGAGATGTGTTTGATGGAAAATGCACCGAGAGAGTTGTACACGCAATAGAAGATGCTTACGAGGATTGCCGTAGGAGAGGAGAGGTAGAATGAGAACTTACTGGTTTTTAGTAAGAGACGAATACGCTATAACTTGGCTCACAGATTATGTGGATAACCTGAAGCGAGGACTTGAATCCTTAGGTGAGAGTGTCAAGTTCACGACACGGTCTGAGGTTAGTAAGTGGTCAGAAATCCTGAAACCAAAGGATGTTCTGATAATCACAGACTTTGATGATATGGATTTAGTAGAGTCCATACCCGATTGGGTTATAACTGCAAGCCACGGTCACGGGGTTGCTCTCTCGTGGATAGCCTGTAATTGGGAGGGTGAAATAGAACGAGAAAAGTTCTTCTATGACCATATGGATATTGTCACTTTGAACACGCCATCTCAGAAGATGCTTATTGAGAAGGAGCTTGACAGTCATAAGTGTCAGTTACAAGTAATAGGATACCCTATTGACTACGACAAGATTATGAGTAGGACGGGTACTCGTGCTAAGAGGGGAGCTAAGAAAAAGATTCTAGTCGCTCAGAGATGGGACTGGGATGCTCAACAGATGCTTTGCATGGAGGCATTAGAGCCGTTCATAGATGACCCTAACATTGAAGTGTCTATTCTGACCCCGACTCCTTATGAGTACTGCGATAGGACAGTCGGAAAGGACACTCTGGATAAGTGGAAAGCTAAATGCAATCTGAAGTTCCGAGCAACGCAGGAGGACTTCTGGAGAGAGGCTCAGACATCTGATGTGTTCTTCTCGACTGGAAATCATCATACTTTGAATTTGTCTCTGATAGAAGCTTATTTGTTTGGATGCGAGGCAGTACTGCCCCGAAAGTACCCTTATACAGACTTTGTTAATGCCTGTTGGTGGTACAGACCTTACGACCTAGATATGATTCAGAATAGTATTCGGTGTGCACTGCAAATGCCATTGACTCGCATTGAGCTAGGTAAGTACGATTACAGAACAGTTGCTAGAAAATTTGTAGAGGCGGTGAAACAGTTTGATTAAGTGCTCAGTTTGTATTCCGACCTACCATAGACCTGACAACTTGAATATGCTCCTTGCCAGTATCCTCGCTATGGAGGATAACAGGATTGCAGAAGTGATTGTGGTAATCACGGGTGTAAGAGAGGAGAGTACCAATGCCACCACCGAGCAGCTAGAAAGGGCTTATGCTTTAGCTAAAGTTCCTTTGATTATGTGTTCTGGGGCTAGTGGTATATGTGATGCCAAGGAGTGGATGAAAGACTTTGCTAAGGAAGAGGTAATGCTCATCTGTGATGATGACGCTCTGTTCAGAAGAAGCTATCTGGATATGCTTAAGTACTTCCTCAATGACAAAGTTGGGGCTGTTAGTGGCTCTCTCCAGACTCCGATAAATGTAGCAGGGTACAAGCAGTGGTCAGACGACTCAATAGTACTGCCTAAGAGTACTGAATGGTGTAACACTCTTAGTGTTGGTAAAGACGGGAGTATGGACTGGTCTGATAAGTATCAGGTGTATATGATTAAGCCTAATCATAGCATACGATTGCTCAAGTGCGAGTTCCTCGTAGGCACCTGCCTTATGGTTCGTAAGGAGTTCCTGAATATTGATATGAACTTCCAACAGGGTGCGTGTGCAGGAGAGGAGATAGACTTCACTTACGCTATGTACAAGGATGGTAAGCTAGTACTATTCGATACTGCTAGAATGGCGTTCCATCTGCACAGTATGGTCGGAGGAAATAGAAATAAGGATAGGTCTCAGGACGATAAGAATATGACTTATCTAGTCCAGAAATGGGGGCTAGGCGAGAATGTAAAAGGAGAGACAGTTTATGGATAAGAAATTGACTATTCTAGTAAGTGGTGGACTTGATAGTGTTATCGCTTACTACTATGCCCTAGCTAAGGGGTATAAAGAGGATGAAATCTTCCCGCTGTGGTTAGACCTTGGTCAGCCGTACAACTGGAAAGAAGAAGAGGTAATTGACCGACTGCCTTTTAAGGTTAACAAGATGCACATTGACCTTGTTCGAGAAGAGTTCGACAATGTTCCTACTCCCGAAAGTGATAAACAGATTATCCCTGGTCGCAACTTGATGTTCGCTGTTATAGGTGCAAGCTTCGGCAAGACTGTCTGGCTTTCGGCTCTGGATGGTGAAAGAAACCCCTTTGCTAAGGAGAGAGACAAGTCAGAGAAATTCTTTGCTGATGCTACTGACCTGCTAACCTATGTGTTCAACATTCTGAGACCAGAGACTGTTCTTGAAACTCCATTCCGAAATATGACAAAGCAGGAAGCTGTCGCTTGGGCTCTTGACAACGGAGTTAGCGAGGAACTTTTAATGAGTACCTCTACCTGCTATGACGACAAGGAGAAAGCTTGTGGGGAATGCCCGACTTGCTTCAAGAGATGGGTAGCTATGTACGGAAACGGTATTTATGAAGAGCATAGCAACGCCAACCCGCCTTGGCTTGTGTTTAAGAAAGGGTCTTGGCATAATGAGTATGTAAAGACCCTTATTAAGTGCCTTGAGAATAAGGAGTTTGAGCACTACTCAGAGAAGAGATGTCGAGAGACCCTTGACACGCTGGATTTGTTCTTCATTCGAGAGGACTTAGATGATTGGAGAGACCATTTAGAAGATTGTAATCTGGACTAAGAGGTGGTTAAATGAAGCTGTTATTAGCAGGTATGGAAGATAAGAACAGTATGGCTATGGCTCAGAAGTTCGGTGTTCGTGACATACTGATTTCAGCAATGTATATGCACAAGAAAGGCTCTAGCTATATTGATGAAGTCCTGACTAATTTCGACTTCGTATTCCTAGACTCTGGTGCGTTTACGATTAACTCGAAATGGACGGCTCTCAGAGAGGAAGCTTTCAAGAGAGAGTTCGGTGCTAACTGGGAAACAGTCTACAAGAACCACGCTAGGTATATGGAGTGGAGAAGAAGTGACCAAGGTGTAGCTCTCTGGCAACAGATACTCGATATGACTAGCAAGTGGGAGGAGCAGTATTTAGCAATGCTTCGCTCTGACCCTAGGTTTAAGAATCGAGAGGCTGTTCATTGTGTTGAGCTTGATGTAGGCTCAATCGAAGATAGAACTGCAAGGAGAAAGAGATTTGAATCAGAGGGGTTCAGCGTAGTCCCAGTACTCAAGCCTGACGACCATGACGACTATGTAGAAGCCATAATTAAGGAATATGACTATGTAGGTTTTGGTGGTATTGCCACTCAGTCGGGCAAGATGGGAGCTAAGGACTTCCAGAAGAGAATGGCTCTCTGTAGAAAGTATATGACAAGAGTTCACGGCTTTGGTATGACCCGACAGGAGCCTATGAGGAGACAGCCGTTCTATTCAGTCGATAGTACCTCTTGGCTCTCAGGTGCTAGATACGGCACGACCTATGAGTTTAGAAGCGGAAAGCTGAAGATGACTCAGGACAAGGCTAAGCGAAAGCAATTTAAGAGGCAGTGTGAGCAGTACGATATTGACTATGCTGGGTTACTCGCTGATAGTGGCAAGGCTATCAATGAATGGAATATGTGCCAGTGGCATCAGTACTCTGAGTGGCTCACAAAGTCGAATATGAAAAAGGCTCAGGAGTTTTGGCACGACAAAGTTAACGGAGGTGAGTTAAGCAAAATGATTACAGAAGAGGGAGAGGTAGTAATCCTCGGCTCGAATGGTGAGCCTTATGTACCGCCCCCTAGAACTGATGAGGATGCAGATGTCATTGAGGACTCTGATGAGTACTCCGATGAGACTACAGAGATAGAGGTTGTAGAAAGCCTCCCCAGTACTCCAGTAGCTGGTACAGGCTTAGCTAAGAATCACCCGTTGAGTGCCGCTATGTATATCAACTGTGCTACTTGTATTATGGGTGAGAACTGCCCTCTGTACAAAGAGAACAGTAAATGCCGAGTAGACTTTGGAAAGGTCGAGGGCACTAAGGATTTCCCTGACTTGCTTCAGTATCTGTTTACTTTGCAAAAGAAACGAATAACGCTTGGTGCTATGCAGGAGTCAGTCGATGGTGGTATCATCAATGACAGCGTGTCAAAGGAGATTGACCGAATGATGCGAATGATGCAACAGTACAAAGACCTCACAGACACCAGAGATGAGGTCACGATAAAAGCTAAAGGCTCAGGTATACTTGCTCAGATATTTGGAGGCAAGACCGAGTAGTTTAGCGCACTGCCCCGAGGTGCTAGAGATAGTGCTTCGGGGCTTCTTTTTGCTTAAAAATAATTAACAGAAAATTCATAGTTTATTCACAGCCTATTCATAAAGTTATTATATAATAAAATAAAAACAGGGCTTTTACTAAGTCAAGGGAAAGGATAAGAAAATGGCTAAGATTAAGGAAATGTACGAGTTTAAGTACAAGGGAGAGGTTAAGCTCCTGAAGTACGACAGAGTTACTGCTACCGTGATTTATGTCTCTGAAGCGACTGTGGAAGAGATAGTGGACAATGAGGAGTGGCTCAGAATGGGTCACAGTTCCCCGCTGTGGGACATCGACTCTGATGGGTACATCGAAGTCCTCAGAACGGGTCTGGGCAGGATGAACTGGGACGACAAAGAACTCAGAGACGAGTACCTCGAGTGCTGGTTCTGGGAAATGGCTGAGACCCTGAGCTACGAGTTAGCACACATGATTTGGTAAGGAGGTGAATAAGATGCCGAGAAAGAAAGATGGAACAGACTGGACACAGGAAGAGGTTAAGTTCTTGATTCAGACAAATGACAAAGTTCTGTACAGGTCTCTTCTGAAGCTCTATGGTGAGCAGACAAAGGATGAGCAGAGGGCTAAGGCAACGATGGCACGAAATGGTGTCGGGTTCAACGGAATAGATGGCAGAATCCTCTCTAGCTTCTGTGAGTTCTTGAATGAGACAGGTTTCCTAACCCCGAAGCAGAAAGTGGTAGCGAGAAAGAAAATGGTTAAGTACACGGCTCAGTTGACCAGATTGGCAAATGAATAAAAGACAACGAGATGTTGCAGTGGAGGGCAAGCTCCCCTCCCCCAGAAAGGAAAAGATAAAGATGAGTAATCAGTATTGGGAACAGGCTATGGAGATGACCGAGAAAATGAACAATCTCGATGACGAGATTGCAATGGAGTGGTACGGTGTACCCTATGACGAGCTTGGGTACGATGAGCGTGATGAAGTGTTCTACGAAATGGAGGACAGAATGGAGACCTTGAATGGTAGAGTTTAGAAATGTGAAAGGACACATAGAGGTGTTCAAGGATGGAAAGTTCCAGTTCTCAGCAGACAACAGGCAGGAAGCAGAAAAAGAATTAGAAAATGAAATGGAGGGAGATTAAGATGAAGTACAGTGAAATGAATGCGAGACAGAAGAAGGCTTTCAGGAATATAAAGTATGCCGCCAACTGGCTATTGGGTGGTCTGGAGAATACAGTTTCTGATTATGGTCTCGACAGTGAGGAAGGTAAGAACGCACGGGCTACATTGAACGACCACGACCTGTTAGTGCGTCAGTTGTATAGTATGGCTACCACTGAGGTGTACGAAGAAGGCAGTTGCTGGTTCAGCGATGCAGCCGCCAGCTATCTCAAGGACATCAGGTTCTGTGGTAAGGCTTGGCTTATGGAGCGGTGTGAGAGACGCATCACCAAGGAGGGGTACTGATGAGTAACAGAGCTAGCAATCAGGAGATACTGATGATGGAAACGATGATGGCTGAGTTTGATTGGGATGGTGAGAACTTGTTCACCTATGCCGAGTGGAAGTCAAGGGGCTATCAGGTAAAGCGTGGTGAGAAAGCAATAATAAGCACAAGCCTCTGGAGACCGTTCACGAAGGAGAATGACAAGGGCGAAAAGGAAATAGTGTTTAGACTGGTTAAGTCCCATCTGTTCTCGAATGAGCAGGTAGAGAAGATTAAGAATTAAAGACAACGAGAGGTTGGAAAGGGTGGAGCTGAACCCTCCACCCAGAGTAGAAATTAGACAAAGTAGAAAGATGGGGTAAAGTAAATGAAAGAGTACACAGTAATTAGTCATCACAATGGTAGGGCAACGGAATACACAGGAACGCTTGAGTATTTGATTGGCAATGTGTTTGGGTACACGCTTGATTGTGGTCATTCGTGGGAGCATGAGGAGGGATGCAGAAAGGTAAACATGAATCCGAAAACAGGTAAGGCACTTGTAACAGCACTGAACAACGCGGCAGATAATTGCAGAAGATACTCAGATTGGTACGAGCTTGGTTAAGAAAGGAGGGAAAGACATGAAAGCGATATTTGTAGAGGGCAACAGAAACGGATACTCCCCAGACCAGTGTGGTAGAACGATGACCGTAGGAGAACTGATTGAGATGCTTGAGCAGTTTGAGAGTGATAGGCTGGTGTACCTCAGAAATGACAATGGATACACCTATGGCAGTGTTAGAGAATGTGATTTCAGCTATTCGGAAAACTATGATGAGTTCAATGATGACGAGGAGGAAGAGTAAGATGGCAATAGTTGATATCCTGATGAAGCGTGACGGAATAGGTCGCAGAGAAGCTAAGTCTATAGTGGCTGAATGCAAGAGAAGACTGGAGGAAGAAGCGATTCCGTTTGGTGACTACGAACTGGCAGAGGACATCCTAGCTGAAGAGCTTGGACTTGAGATGGATTACATATTTGAACTGGTTTAAGAAAGGATTAAGACATGGCTAAGAAAAAGATTTTAGTTAAGGACATTTTGGATTTGATGGAGGGAACAGAAGAGATTATGATTCAGTTCTCCGCGTATGGTGTTGGGTACGCAAACTCGACTCGTGATGGTATGGAAACAGTAGCAGATTGCAAGGCTTTGCTCAGGTATGACTGTCTCAACGCCAAGGTTCTGAGCGTGAGAAGCTTCAATGGTGTGCTTGTGGTATCCGCTGAGATTGTGCACTAAGGAGGGCTAAGATGAAGATTAAAGAGGCAGTCCACAGAGTAAGGTATAGCTCTAGCATCTGCTATGGTATGTACGAGATGGAAGAGCAGTACAGAAATTACAAGACAGCGTCTAAGATAGTAATGGAGAGTCTCATGGATTTTGACGCTTGGCACTCCCCAGCTGAGAAACTGCCCGAGGTGGGTAATCCAGTTATGATTGTGATTAAGAAGAGCTTTGTCTACACGGGCGAGCTAGTTGAGAGGAAGTATGACACAGTGTTTAGTATAGATGAGTGCTATGACGATGCTCGTGTTCAAGATGTAGACAAGTGGCGGTACATCGAGGAATGACTAGGTAAAAGTAAAAAGAGCAGATTTGAAATAGTCTGAAAGCAAGGTGGAACGAGCTAGTCCATAGATTGGGATAGTTTCGTTCCATCGCTTGTGACTGAAAAGCTTTGAGCCGTCTAGATTTTCGGGCGGGAGGGGTAGGAGCTATGACTAGGTATAGCATAAGTACATAGATAGGCAAATAGCAAAAGAATCCTTGCAAGAGCATTTAGGCAAGGAAAAGAACAGAATAGTCAAGTAATCTAGAAATGCCTCAGTATCCAGAAAAGCTAGGATTTTCAGTAATTTGCGGGCGGTAGAGTGAAGAGAGGAATAGCATAGAGAAGTAAAGACAATAGAAACAGTAGATAAAGACAAGGATAGGTAATAGATAGGTAATGCTAAGAAAAAGATATGCCCATAAGCCCTATGGTGGGCACCAAGCAAATGAAAAATGAAAATGAGATGTTCCCGACTTTTGAAAAATGCAAAGTGGCTCTGCACTAGGGTGAGACCGCAAAGCATTGATATTGCTAGGTTTTTGCTCCTGCCTCGAAAATCTGCATAGCCCAAGAAACCAAGAATTGAAAATCCCAAAGGCGTGTTTTCCAGAAAAGTCAAAAGTCTTAGCCCAGAAAAAGAGGATTGAAATGCCCTCAGTTATTGTGCAAGATATCCAATAGCTCTAGGGGTCTGGATTCGACCAATTTGTGCATAATGCACAAAATAAGGTATAGAGAGCGTATAGTACATAGTCTCGTACTAG